CGACGCCGCCGCCGACGCCGCCGCTCGCTACGCCGCCGCCGACGCCGCCATTGGTTTAGACTTAGTGGGGATTGCCGAGCGCGCCGTAGCGGAGGTGATGCGTGAACGCCATCTGTACTAAGGTGCCCTACACGAGCCGGCGCGAAGCGATCACCAGCGCCCCGGCCGAGCACGGTAAGCCCTACATCTGCTCGGTTTGTGGCGCCTGGCACATGGGCCACGTCCTGCCCAAAAAGTGCAAACGCATGGCGGTGATAAAGCGCAACGCAGCGCTGGGCCGCAAGCTCGCCCGCCGCGACATGGCGGACGCGCGGCAACTGCTGCGCCAGCAGCAGCGCAGACGCGGCGGCACAGCAGTTATGCTGCATTTGGTTGAACACATTTGTGGGTGCACATCCTGTGCGCCGGAGGTGAGAAGATGAGTTCAGAAGACTTGAAAAAAATGATGGGTGAATCTTGGGATCGCGCTTTCATGGACGCGTGCTACGCGCCCGCTCAGACGGCGCGGATCACTGGCGCCTGTACCAACACCGACCCGCCGCAGCCGGACCCGCGGACGACCGCGCGAACAGCAACCGAGGTTAAGCTGGCCTACGACGCAGCGCGGGAAAGAGACGCGACGGCGATTCGGGCGCAGATGGAGAGCGCCCAAGAGCAGCAGGTTGCGCGGCATATGCCTGACGCTTTTCACTATGCTACGCAGCGCCGAATAGTTGAGGTCGAGGAGGGTAAGCGGGGCATGACGGTCGCGCAGATACAGGCGCAGCATCCGACCAGCGATGAGTTGCGCCGTGGTCTGAGGAGGATAGCGCCCGCCCCATTTGTGCGGACCACACGCCGCCCCAAAGCCGACCCCGCGCCGCTGACCTTCACAGCCCTTCAGGAAACAGTGCTGCCCGACCTCTACGGCAAAAAGCAACACGCACAGCTTCTCGCCGCCGCAAAGAAGCGCAAAGCAGACGCAGCGGCGCGGCTGCGTGAAGAAACCAACAACAAAATTGGTGGACTGCTGCGCGGCTTTCTCGGGGCGCGGCGGGAGGAGGAGTGATGAAAGAAGGCAAATGGTACAAAGTGATCGATGCTTCGAATCCGCCAACCAAGTTTGATGATGTGTGCAGGCTTCTGGTAGGTGAGTTCTGGCTGTTGAGCAAGGACGACGGTTCAGCTCTGCCAAAGTTTACGTCGGTGGACGGTGAGTGGTGGTATCTCAAAAAGACCCGCTTCGACCCAACCCCGTATATCAGAAAAGCAGACGGGCGCTTTGCGCCAGAAAAGGGGGAGAGCATGATCGAAGGCAAATGGTACAAGTGCGTTGAATCTGGCTCCGGCGTTGAGGCGGGAAAGTATTATAAGTGCTCCGAAGCAAACACCGGCGGCGGGGGCGATTATCCAGTCTACTCCTGTTGGGTCAGCACCAGCGGGAGCGACAGCACCTCTTGGAACCGCCGCTTCGACCCCACGCCCCACGAGCGCACAGTTTTCCCCAACGCGCCGGATCTGATCGAGCGCGTGCGTCGCATTGACCCAGCTGCCGCCGAATGGCTGGAGTTTGGGGATCACTCGAAGGCGGTCTTTGACGCCGGTCGGCGCAACCTGGACGACATGATGGTCTGGAGCAGCGCGCCGCAGGGCCACAGCTACTGGGAGCGCATCCACGACGCTGTGGATTACGAAGAGGAGGAAGAAGTGCCCGAAGACGACTTCAAAAAAGGCGAGCGCGTCGAAGTGCGCGACGACGAAGACGAAGACTGGGAGCCGGCGGTGTTCTTGTGCATGGACGAAGAGTCCCACTTCAAACACGTGGCGCGGCGCGATCGTGACAGTATCGCTGATGGTCATACGCACTGCCGCCGCCCCATCCCCAAGCGCCCGCACATCGAGCCCGGCACGCCGATTGAGGTGTGGGACGATGAGGGCGAAACACCCGAGCTGCGGCGCTTCGGTTGTTGGACCGGCGCCCGTACGTGGGTGGTACGAGATTCTGACGACACGGGCTGGAGGCATTGCCGCGTGCTCGTGCCGAACGGCGTGGAGGTGTAGCCTGTGGATGAGCAAATCTTTCAGGGTTTTCCAAAGATCGCCCGTTACAGCCGGCCGGTAATCGTGACTGAAAAGATCGACGGTACGAACGCTCAGATTTTTATCATCGAAGATCTCCAAGTCTTGGCCGGCAGTCGCACCCGCTGGATCACGCCAGAGAACGACAATTTCGGGTTTGCCCGGTGGGTCCGAGAGCATGAAGCGGAGCTGCGGGCTCTCGGACCAGGGCGGCACTTCGGTGAGTGGTGGGGCCAAGGCATCCAGCGCGCCTACGGGCTCAAAGAGAAGCGCTTTTCCTTGTTCAACGTGGAGCGCTGGGGCGATGTTTCGGTGCGACCGTCTTGCTGCCACGTTGTTCCAGAGCTGTGGCGGGGGGATTTTGGTTGGTTGGATGTCGAAGCTGTTCTTGGAGAACTCGCAGAATATGGCAGTGCTGCGGCGCCAGGGTTCATGCGCCCCGAAGGCATTATCATTTACCACACGCAAGGCAACGTGGCGTTTAAAAAGACGTTTGAAAAAGACGAGGTTGGAAAAGAACGATCGTGATTTCAGGGGGTGTAAGATCATGAAGAGTAAAACGGATTTCATATTTTTTCTGGTCTGTGTGTTGGCGGTGATGCTGGCCGGCTTTGCAGCCGGGCACCTTTCCAACCAATCCCACGTGTTTCAGAGCGGTGTTTACTGCGGTGTTCTGGCAACTCAGAGGGAAGCGCTCGGTAGGATCGATTGCGGTGATTCCGAATTTGCCGACTGCATGATGGAAGAGGCGACGCGGATTCGTGCGGAGTATTTCAAGCGTTGATCTCCTACACCCCCACCTTCAAGGTCTTTGTGTGGACCGGCGCACCGGACGATCCGTTGCCTGTTGGCGCCGGATTTGAGTGGAGCGACACGGCAAAGCGCTGGTTCACGCGAAGTCCTTACATTGCTTGGCTGGCACGCCGCGGCGGCGTCGCGGATGAAGCAGCGAAACAGATGACGTTGCTTGACTCCGCTGTGGCGTCCAGCCAGGCCACCGAACCCTTCCTGCCCGGGGCGCCCGGTTTGTACTCGTTCCAGGCAGCAGGGGTTGAGCATGCAGTGGAGCAATACAGGCGCGGTCGGCAGGCGCTGCTGCTCGCGGACGCGATGGGCCTAGGAAAATCGGCGCAGTCCCTCACCATCGCAAAAGAGCTGGGTTTCAAGCGGCTGCTGGTGATCTGCCCGGCGTCCCTCCGGATCAACTGGTTGAGAGAGATCGCCATGTGGCATGGGGAGCCAGCGCAAGCAATTCTCGACGGCAAGGCGAAGCTGTACTCCGAGGCGTCGGTTATCATCTCCTATAACCTGGCTGAGATGGTTAGGGCGCAACCCTTTGACTTCATGATTGTCGATGAGTGTTTTCCACCGTTTGTCAAAGTGGTGACTGAAGGTGGTGAGAAGGATATCGCCAGTGTTGTTTTTGGCGATGATCAGTTTATACGCACTGTAGATGATGGCCAAGTTGTGTTTCGGCGCATAGTGGATCGTGTTTGTAAAAAACCAAGTTGCGATTTAGTTAAAATCACACACGCCTGTGGAGTTCTTTTTTGTACTGAGAATCATCCGGTGTGGGTTGAAACGAGAGGATGGGTAGATGCAGGAAGATTACAGCGTGGAGATTGTTTGCGAGTGGTGCAAGAGGAGCTTTGTGGTGCCTTTGTGGGCGCGGAAGGCGAGCGCGAAAAAACCGAGATTTTGTTGCCGGTCATGCTCAGCCGCTTGGAGGATGACTGTGCCCGAGATAAAGGCGAAAGTCCACTGCCCACAAGTGTGGGCCAAAACGTCCCAGTCGAACAGAATACATTTCAGCGAGCACCCGGAGCGCGCGGCGCGCATGTCGGCTCGTATGAAAGCCGAGAACCCGATGGCAGCCCCAGAGGCGCTGGAGAAGATGAAAGCTACCTTACGTCGTATCGGCCACAAACCAAAAGAGCGTGGTGGGAATGGCCAGCGGATGCCGGTAGCGCAGACGGTAGTCATAGACAAGCTGAAGGCAGTTCCGGAGTTTATTGTGTCAACAAAGGATTACCGCATGTTCTTTCCAGACGCGCGCGTTCCCAATCATTACAAAATAGACGCCGCGCTGCCAAATGCGAAAGTGGCAATAGAGGTGGACGGGATGTCTCATCAGGCGATGGTACGGCGCGAGCAGGACGCGAGGAAAGAATTGGTTTTGAATTTTCTCGGGTGGACAGTGTATCGGTTTACAAACAAAGAGATTCTTACGACGGATTGGTTTTCTGTCTTGAGGTCGAAGGAGCCAACTCTTTTTTAGCCGATGGCGTGTTGGTACATAACTGTCATAATATCAAGAACGCCGACACCCAGCGCACCAAGTTGATCCTGGGCTCAGGTAAAGAGTGGCGCGGGTTAGTGGACAAAACCCCCTCCATCTTCCTTACCGGCACCCCTGTGCCAAACGGGCGGCCCTCTGAAATGTGGCCAATCATCTACCGCTGTGCGCCTGAGATCATTGACTACGCAAAGTACTGGACCTTTGTAGATCGCTTCTGTCTGGTGCAAGACGACGGCCAGGGCGGGGTGCTGATCCGCGGCGCCAAGCGCCAGGCCGAACTCTACGCCCGGCTGCGCGGCTCGGGATTTATGATCCGCCGGCTCAAAGAGGACGTGCTCAAGGATCTTCCGCCCAAGCAATACAAGATGGTGGTGTTCCCGGCCGACAGTGAGACAAAAAAGATCCTGCACAAGGAGTCGGCGTTTTCGGCGGATGAGATAATCAAGCACGGGGCTCCCGTTGGGAGCGCATTGCCGGAGTATCGCCGTGAGATGGGCATCGCCAAAGTCCCGCAGGCTGTTGAGTACATCAAAGACATGCTCGACGGCGGTGTGGAAAAGGTCGTCGTCTTTGCGCATCATGTTGAAGTCATCGGTCTGCTGCGCGAAGCGCTCGAAGATTTTGGGGTTGTGGTGATTACCGGCGCCACCAGCGCGACGGCGCGACAGGCGGCGTGCGATCAGTTTCAGACCAATCCAACGCGCCGCGTGTTCATCGGCAACATTCTCGCCGCCGGTGTCGGCGTGACGCTCACCGCGGCACAGGATGTTGTGCTGGTGGAGTCAAGCTGGGTGCCCGGCGAAAATGATCAAGCCATCGACCGGCTCCATCGTATAGGCCAAATAGGCTCGGTGCTGGCGCACATTCTGGTCGTAGAAGGCTCGCTGGATGCGAAGATATTGGGGTCGGCCGCGCACAAGGCGGGCGATGTGGGTAAAATTTTGGATGGGAGATGAGACATGCTCAGAGTAAAACTTGAACTCGTACCTTTCGGCCAGGAAAAAATGGCGCGGCAAATAGGTGAGCTGCGCATAGTAAACGACGGCGACCACCCCAAGCGTCCGGAGTACGGCAACTACCAGGTCAGCATCGTGTATGAAAATGAGTTCCAATGCAGCACAGGCTGCGTAAAGGATCATCTGCGCAGTGCCGGCGCCTGGCGGTTGGTGCGCAAAGCATTAAAGGCGGTGAAGGTGTGAGACTGCTGCGTAGAATCATAAACTTTATCCGATTCGGTGAAGTGTCCAGTGAAGTGAAGGCAGACATAAATGGCACTGCCTGTGAGATTGCCTACTACGGTCGCGGCGGCAAAATGGTGGGCTACTGGGCCTATGGATACTTTGATCCGAGGATGCCTTACAAGGAGGTGTAGGATGATCGACAGCGGAATGTTAATAAAGGGCGATAGATGGGTGTTGGCTGAGGATGATGACGGTCATTGGTACGTTATCCCGCGGTCAAGACTGAAGGAGTTTCACACCTGGCTCAGTAGTGAAGAGGCTGAGCTGGGCGGAACACCTGAGTACGCTAAAAGAGTAGGCGGCTCGCCCAGCCTCGTCAGTTTCAGGGACTTTGAAATCGAATGAGACTGCTCAGCAACCTTAAAGAGTTTCGCGCCTATCGTAAACTGCGCACAGGCTTGCCCACGGACTCATCAATTGGCTTTCCCTGCTTTGTTTACGAGCGCGTTACGTGCTGGGCGTTTGAAGAGGACGCGCCTAAATATCTCTACCGCGAAGATCTGGAGAAAATGTTAAAGAAACTGCTTGACGCAGAGTCTGCGGGGCAGTAGTAATAATAGAAAAGCAAAATACATTTTGAAAGGAGGAAATGTGAACAAGACACAGATCAGTTACTTCTGCGACAAGGTGGACGCAGCGCTGCGCCAGGTTAAGCGCCACTCAGTTGATGATGACCAGTTTGAGCTGAGCAACGAAGAACGCATTGGCCAGCTCTTGCGCGGGGAGGCGCGGTTCAAGTCAGAGCGTTTCGGCGGGGGCAGTTGCCCGTCATACGCCGACCAGATGTTTAAGTTCTTCGAGTTCATAGGCGAAGACGAGCTGAACGCCAAGAAGCTGGACGCGGCTCGGCAAGCTCAGCGGAACCAGAAATCCGCTGAGCGCGCCGCTGAAAAGCTCAAGGATGATTTCGTGCTTGAGCGCGTGAAAGATCCAAACGAGGCTGTCGAGAAATTTTTAGAGAAGTTTACAGGAGGCCCACAATGAAAAAGTACATCGTTGAGAAAAAATATGAGCTGCGCTACGAGGTGAACGTGACGATCCGCTTCAATTCGCTGAGCGTCACCGAGCTTGCCGAAGTGCAAAAGGTTTTGGACGGGCTCGCGGCAAAGTCGTGCAAGACCGAGATCAATCTGGAGAAGCTGCCGAAGGATAGTGCTACTTTTGGTACTATCACTGGGACTACGGTAGGCGGTCAGTGGGTGGTGACCACTGATGTAACCGAAACGAAGGAGGACAACGAATGAAAAAGATCGTCTTTGCAATCATCGCCACGCTTCTGCTCATCTCCTGCGCCGCCGTGCAGCAGCCGGCTGCCCCCGCGGCCCCAGCACCCAGCGCCGACAAAGTGCAGGCGCGCCTGGCTGAGCTGGAGCCTCAAGTAAAGGCAGCGCTCGAGAAGGTCAAAGCCCTGCCCAGCTACGCGGTGTACGAAGAAAAGCGCAAAGCCGCTGAGGCTGAAGGCAAAAAGGTAGAGGCCACGCCGGAGTGGGCGGCGTACTTGAAGTTGATCAATGAGCAGGCTTATCTCAAGCGGCTCCAACAATCCAAATAGGAGGAAAGAAAAGTGCTCGAACGATTCATTGTTGCTATTGAAAAGATCGCCGCCGCGCTGAGTGGCGAGCAGCACGCTTGCAAATGCGCTGGCCCTGTCGTTGGTTCGGTGATGCCCGACGGCGGCGTAGTGGTTGAACAGATGACAGCGGCTCCGCCGGCCCCTGCTGTCGCGCCTGAAGTGCCCAACTACAAGGGCGTCACTGATTATGACACGCTTCGCCGGCTGTGCCAGGACCGCAAAATCGCCGTGCCGCCGCGCACAAAGTCTACGACTTTGGTGAAGTGGTTGCAGCAAGACGATCTGGCCAAGGGCGTCGCTGTCGTTCCTTTGACAACGATCACTCAACCGGTTGTGGCAGCGCCCGTGGTGCACACCGATCCCGCACCTGTTGCGCCCTCACTGCCTGCGGCAGATGAGCCCGACCCATTTCAAGATCCCCTGCCCGCGGCGCCCAAAGAGATCACGCTCGAGGATGTGATCGAGATCGTCACCCGGCTCAAAGCGGCCAAGGGCTTGGAGGCGTGCAAGCGCGTTGTCATCGAATACGGCGGAGCCACGCTGATCAAGGACATCCCCAAAGACAAACTCGCCGCCGTCTACGCCGCCGCACAAAAGGAGCTGGAGTAATGGCCGAGCATGCGACAAGACATCTCCAGCCGTCCGGCTTTAAGCGCACCATTCATTGCCCCGGCTGGGGCCAGCTCTGTAAAGACGTGCCACGCGAAGAGTCCAGCAAGTGGGCAGCCGAGGGCTCTGTGGCGCATCACCTGGGCGAGCGGTGCATCAAGGAAAAGCTGCTTCCCCGCTCTTTTCTTGGGCACACCGGTTGGTACAACAAAGGGCAGTCGTGGATTGATCCACCCAACGAATGCTCGCGCAAGTGCACCGGTGTTCACTTTCGGTTCCCGATCAATGAAGACATGATCGACGCGGTTGAAGTCTATGTCGATCGCATCAAGGCAATTCGCGCAGCGCTCGGTCCAAATTCTGAATCCTACGTTGAGCGCAAATTCGATCTGAGCTGGATCGCCCCAGGCATGTTCGGTACGGTTGATCATGGAGCTGTGGACCGAGCGCTGCGCTTTGCCTGGATTGACGACTACAAACACGGCGCTGGCGTCCCTGTGGACATTGGCGTCAAGGCCGGCGACAACCCCCAGCTCTCCATCTATGCTCTCGGCGCGCTGGGCGAAGGCAACCCCAACCACATAAAGCAAATCACCGCAACGATCGTGCAGCCGCGCACACGCTACGCCGGCGGCGCCATCAAGTCCATCACCTACGAGGCAGACGACCTGTACGCCTGGGCTGATCAAGTGGCGATTCCGGCCGCTATCGCTGCCAGTCAGAAAGACGCGCCGCTGTGCGCCGGCGAGTGGTGTCATTGGTGCCCGGGGGCAACGCACATCCTGCCAGATGGCCGAACGCTTTGCCCCGAGATCCGTAAGCAAGCCGCAGGGCGCGTCGAGCAAATGTTCCCCGCCGAGATCGAAGGCCCGGTTGTCTCGGTCCCCGATCCGACACTGCTGCCGGGTGAAAAGTTGGACCGCATCTTGGAGTTTGTGGACATCTTCGAAGCCTACATCGATGCAGTCAGGAAAGAAGCGTTCCGGCGCCTGCGCCTTGGCGCCGCCGACGCTCCCACCAAATTCAAGCTGGTGCAGGGCCGCCAGGGCAACCGAGACTGGAAAGAAGGCATCGTCGATGGCGGCGATCTGGAGCTCTACCTGTCCGCCGATGAACTGTACGAGAAAAAATTCCGGAGCCCGGCAAAAGTCGAAGCGGCTCTAAAGAAAGGAGGGTTGAAACCTGCGGAGATCCGCCTTGTCGTCGATCCGCTGCTGGCCGAGCGCAAAGAAGGCGCGCCGACGCTGGCTAAAATCGACGACTCGCGCCCGGCCCTGCCGCCGAGCGCTGAAGTGATGTTCCCCGAATAGTTTTTATGCCGGGCGTGGCGAAAAGATTGACACCAGGTTCCGCTACTGTGAAATCGGGAAGACGCAAGGGTGCTGGTAACATAAGACCAGTTGGACATGATAGACCCTGCTGAGGCGGAGGAAGTATTCGGCAAAGTAAGCGCCGATGTTCGGAATCCAACGAAAAGTTCACACCAGCGTGCAGGTTCGACCCCTGCCGCCCGGCACACCAAACAGAAAATCGAATAGGAGAAACTGATTACCATGGGAAATGAAAACGTATCCAAACCGGCCAGAACTTCGCCCCCGCTGCGCGTGTCCTACACGCAGTCGCTGTTCACACCCAAGACCTTCCAGCAGGGCCAGAAACCGGCGTACTCCATGACCGCCATGATCGACAAGAACGTGCCCGAGCAGATGGCGTGGTTAAAGCAACTCTACAAGGACGCCGAAGAAGCCCTGGCTGAAAAGTGGCCTGATCCGGCCAAGCGTCCGCGCATCCCTTTGATCGGTGAAACCAACTCACTGTTTAAGGATGGAGACAAGACCACCGATAAACAGGGAGTACCGCTCAAGGAGAAGAACCCTGAATACGCTGGCCATTACATCCTGCGCCTGTCTTCGAAGGTCAAGCCCTTCGTCGTGGACCGCAACCGCCAGGAAATCCTTACCGCCGACGAGGTGTACGGCGGGTGCATGTGCAAGGTCAACTGCAACGTCTACACCTACGAGATGGAGCTGAACAAAGGCATCACCTGCGGTATCAACGGTGTGCAGAAGTGGTCCGAAGGTGAACGCTTCGGCGGCGGCCGGCCGTCGCTGGAGAGCATGTTCGACGCAGCGCCCCCTGCTGCTGGTACAGCAGGCGGCGACCCCTTCGCCGGTGCTCCGACGCCTGTGGAAGAAGATCCTTTCTTGAAGATGTAGGCGCTGAACGCAGTGAAGTGACTTGAGCCGCGTCTGCTCCGAGGGCGGGCGCGGCTTTTTCTTTAACCTTCCGTTGGAGTGTCACGAATGACCACCCCCGAGAAAATAGAAATTCCCTTTGATGAATACATCGATCTGCTCGCCGCCAAGGAAAAGCTCAGCGCCTTGGAGGCGTTCGGGGTTGACGGCTGGAGCGGCTATCAAGAGGCAATGGATTCGCTGGAAGACGAGGAGGCAGACATTGACTGAGGAGGTTTGGAAACCGGTTGTCGGATGGGAAGGGCGCTACGAAGTCAGTAGCATCGGGCGAGTGCGATCAGTGGATTGTGAGTACCCAATGCGTAGCCGGTGGGGCCGGATGACGACCCGAAAGAAAAAGGGCCAAGTTTTGGTTCTTGAGACACAGAACAGCGGGTATAAAATGGCGCGCTTCTGCGCTCGGCTCGTCCATCATTTGGTAGCTGAGTCATTTATTGGGCCGCGGCCAGAAGGGGCTTTGGTTCTACACGCCAATGGCGATCGGACTGACAACCGCGCGGGTAACTTACGTTATGGATCTCCCGAAGAGAATGTACTCGACGCGAAGAAGCACGGCACTTTTCAAACTGGGTGGAGCCGCAAGAGGAAGCTGTGTCCTGTAGCCATGTATGCTATCGCATTGCTTTATTGTGGCGGTGGGTACACGCAGCAGCAGTTGGCTGAAGAGTTCGGAACAACCTTTTCTATGGTGAGCTGGATTGTGTGCAGATGGCGGAAGCGTTGGACTGACATCCCCCGTACTTACTCCCCAAAGGCTGCGTAAATGTCTGTAATTACTATAGATTTTGAAAGCCGGTCCCCCGTAAACCTAAAGGATTGCGGTGTCTACCCCTACTTCGCCCATCCCGATACGGAGTTCGTGTGCCTCTCCGCCGCGCTCAACGCCGCGCCGCCGGTGATCTGGATACCGAGAAAGTTCGAACGGCTCATCGACGTATCCCAGGTGCGCTACGAGATCGTGACCGAAAAAAGAATTGTCGAGATGATTCTGTCCGCCGATGAGATTGTCGCGCAGTCAGTTGAATTTGAGTACACCGGATGGAATCATCTCGCCGTTCCCCGCCTCGGCTGGCCGCCGCTGCCCCTTGAAAAATTGCATGACACCAAGGCGCAGCTTTGCATGTGTGCCCTCCCAGCTTCGCTGGGGCAGGCGGGCCAAGCCCTCGGCTTGTCCATCCAGAAGGACGACGCCGGCCATAAGGCGATGATGCGTCTTTGCAAACCCCGGCGCCCCAACAAAGCAGAAAAAGCAGCCAATCCAAATTGGGCCAAAACGCTCTACTGGAACGAAGACCCCAAGCTGTTGGTAACGCTGTTCAATTACTGTTGCATCGACGTAGAATCCGAAAGGCTTGTCTATCACACCCTGCCCAAGCTCCCCCCTAAAGAGCGTGAAATCTGGCTCATGGATCAGCGCATCAACATGCGCGGCGTGCCGGTGGACGTAGAAAATGTAAAGGCCATCGTGCGTGTTGTGGCCGAGCGCGAGGAAAAGCTGCTCGCTCGTTTTCAGGAACTGGTCGGCGCTGAAGTCTCCGGTCCGCGGTCGTATGTGAAAGTCAAGGAGTGGGTCAACGCCCAGACCGGCCTGTCCCTCGAATCCGTGGACAAGAACGCTACGGCTGAACTGCTCGCCGGCGGCAAGCTGCCGCCTCATGTACACGAAGCACTGCAAATCAAATCAGAACTCTCCAAATCATCGGTCGCAAAGTTTCGCTCCATGCTCAATCGGGTGAGCGCGGATGGGCTTATTAAAGGTATGTTCAGATACCACGGTGCATCCACCGGCCGGTGGGCAAGCGTTGGCGTTCAGCTTCAAAACCTTCCCCGCGATTCGTACAAACCAAAGACGTGGGAATCAGTTGCTCAAATGTTTCAAGAGGGCGACATCGAGTCACTTTCTTTTTTCTACGATGATCCTTTCTATGCTGCATCCAAATGTGTGCGCGGATCGCTATGTACTCCGCCTGGCTCGCGGTTCATCTGCGCGGACTTTAACGCCATCGAGGCTCGGGTGAACGCCTGGCTCGCTGGGGAAGAGTCCAAGCTCGATATTTTTCGCGGCGGGAAAGATCCCTACAAAGCCGCCGCGGCGCCAATCTTTGGTAAAACCTACGAGGAGATCGTGCTGCTGGGTGATGAAAGCAAAGAGCGCCAGGTGGGAAAGTGCGGTGACTTGAGTATGGGCTTTCTCGGCGGCATTGGCGCCTACGCCAGCATGGCGCGCAACTACAGTATCGATCTTGAGATCCTGCCGCCAATAATTCTACCATCTGCAACAGATGAGGAAGTCAATGGCCAGTGGGGCGCCCGGGCTCTTGCAAAAAGCTACATCTCCCGCAACCCCGACAGCATGAGCTTGGAAGCGGCGATTGCTTGTGATGTTATCAAGCGCCGCTGGCGCGCAGCACACCCGGCTATTGTGCAGTTTGGCAAAGGGCTTGGCACCGCCGCCTGGCGTGCAGTCGAAAACCCCGGCCAGGTGTTTTCAATTCGTGGCACCCGTTTCGTAGTGCATGGGGGGTTTCTTAAAATGCTCATGCCCTCGGGCCGGATGCTCTACTATTATGACCCGCGCATCAGCCCGTCGCGCAAGTCATGGGACGATCCGGATTATGAGGGCGATCCCGCCGTAACCTACATGGGCATGCGCGTTGTGGACGGCGCGACGACGCGGGTGTGGACCCGGCTTGCGACATATTCTGGAAAGTTGCTCGAAAATTTGGTTCAGGCGGTGAGCCGCGACTTACTGGCCGAGTCCATGCTGCGGCTTGAGGCAGCAGGCTACCCTATCGTTCTCCACGTCCACGATGAGCCGGGGGCTCAGTTGCCAGACGGAGTGGGGTCGTTGGAAGAGTTCGTTGAAATCCAAGAGCAGTTACCGCCGTGGGCCGCGGGGCTACCTATAAAAGTTAAAGGCTGGGCCGGCCGACGGTACAGGAAGTAAAATACTTCTTGACACGCACCGCCCGGGGCTGGATAAGTAAAAGAAAAGGAGAAAAGCAAATGAAAGTGACTCTCTGTGAAAAATCTTTACTCGTCGAAGCCGAGACTGAATTTGAGCAGAACTGGTGTTCGAATTTTATTCAGCACGGTGAAACTGGCATCGCGTTTCTAAAGTGTGGTTTGACCGCGCGAGATGTTATCGGCATAAAAGTTGAACCCTGCTACGTGAAGGAGGCATAAACCAAATGGCTCATCAGCAGATTCACCGCATGGATACGGAAGATGAAGTCGAATTGCACGTGGATGTCGTCAACATCGGCAACGTGAACGGCGTGCTGTCGGTGCTGGTGCGGCCGATCACAACGCCCGATTTACCGGACGGCGTGTGGTTGCCCGAAGGGTTCATCGACTATATGTATGACCTTGTGGCTGGGGCGGCGAATGTGTTGTACGTGCCGGTGTCGATTGCCAAAGATGCTGGACTGATGAACAAATAGGGAGATCCGCGCCTGTGCCCGAACTATCGTTCTATTCTGAATATGCTGCTGATCCGGAGTTTCTTACACATGAGTTCTTCCTACCCGATGAGGCACCCGCTGCTGACGAACATGGAATTTTCCGCTACTGTTCTCTGTGCGGGCACAGGCTTTCTTTTTCAAACAAGTCAGACCCCCCGCTTTGCCGGCGGCATCAGGAGGCACAGCTTGGCTCAGGGTCGGTTAAGAAAAGCCGCACCTACCAGTCTACCACGCCGTGCCGGATATGCGGCGGGGTTGAGCGCTACAAAAAAGGCGGCGCGTGCGTTGTGTGCCAAAAGTCCAGGGTGCTAAAGAACATCACTTTTCACGGCAACCCCTGCGGCGTGTGTGGCGGGACGCTGCGCTACAGAGCAAACGGAAACTGCCGTGCGTGTGCGCGGCGGAGGGAGAAGAGGAAATGAAGCGAATACGGAATCTGGTCATCCCCACGGGTAACATCTGTGTTGTCGAGGGGGAGAAAGGGCCTCTCGAATTTCTGTCAATCGGGGATTATGGTAAAGAGAGAAATGTAAAAGCAGACTTTCTTGGTCTGACGAGAGACATAGCTGGTGTACCTAATGGCGCGGTCATGCCTCTTCAAGAGAAGTGGGTTGTCACTATTTCCACACAGTATGGCTGCTCAATGGGGTGCAAGTTCTGCGACGTGCCAAAAGTCGGCCCAGGTGTAAACGCCACTATGGCGGATATGATCGGTCAGGTTACATCCGCGCTGGAGTTACACCCTGAAGTCGAAGCGACGAAGCGGTTGAACGTCCATTATGTGAGAATGGGCGAGCCCACATTTAACCCCAACGTCTTAGATGCTTCTTACGAACTCCGGCGGGCGATTCGGCCATACGTGGGGCGGTCACTTGTCCACCCCGTAGTTTCCACAATGCTGCCCCGGAAGAACAAAGACTTGATGCGGTTTCTAAATGAGTGGACAGTTGACATCAAAAATTACCACTTTCGGGGCGACGCGGGTTTGCAGTTTTCAATTAACTCAACAAATGACGGCCAGAGGGACGAGATGTTCAATGGTAATTCTCTTTCTCTGGGCGACGTATCAGAAATAGGCAGAGCCTTAATTGACCCGGTTGGCCGAAAGTATGCGCTTAATTTTGCTTTAGCAGACGAGTACGAGGTAGACGCGCATAAACTTTTACGGCTATTTGATCCTAAAAAGTTTATGGTGAAAATAACACCTATCCACGCTACTCAGGCGTGCAGCGAAAACAGCATAGCCACCTCCAGCGGGTACGACAGTTACACCCCGTACCAAGACGTGGAGTGCCAGCTAAAGCACGTAGGATTTGATGTCATAGTTTTTGTTCCAAGCTATGAAGAAGACCTCGGCATGGTTACATGTGGTAACGCCGTGCTGTCAGGGAGGAACCCACAAGTTAAATACACAGAGGAGTAACCCCATGACTGAGCATCTGCTCTACCCCGAAGAGATCCGAGACGCTGCCATTTATCGTGCCTGCTCTCGCGCGCAATGCTGTCATTGTGTGAATCGGAGCAGATGCAACAGTCCTTTAAAACCCGACGCGGCGCATCTGTGCGTGGCGTTTAAGCATGAGGAGGTGTGACGGTGAAGCCTTGTGACTGTAAAGATATGGTAGATGCGGCGAATCTGCCGGAACAGGGTTTGGCGATAAACGATACAGCGATATCGGTTCGTCCATGTACGGTGGTTATAGAGCATGGCCCGTGCACGCTTGTTATGAGCCAGATTAAATTTAAAGCTCTTGCGGAGTGGTATCTGGCGGACCAGGAGGACGAAGATTGACCCCCAACATCTACGCCCTCACCGGCCCGCACGGCACAGGCAAGACCACCGAGGTGTACCGCCTGGCCCACGAACTAAAGAAGCGCGTCAAAGGCGATGTCGGCCTGATACGCGAAACTGCCCGGCGCTGCCCGCTGCCCATCTATCGCAAAGGTGAGGCGCCAACCGAAGAGGCGCAGCGCTGGATCTTCGGTGAGCAGATGCGGCTTGAGATCCAGGAATCTGCCAGCCACGAAGTAGTTGTGAGCGACCGCACAATAGTCGATTGCATAGCCTATTCCGCGGTCGCGGGGATGAGAGAGCTGACCTACGGGATGGTAAAGCTGGCCCGGCTGCACATGGGCATTTACAAGAGCATCATCTTTATGGGCATCGCCGGCAATCCGTTTTGCGTTGACGACGGCGAGCGGCATCAAGATGAGCGCCTGCGGGCGGAGCTGGAACAGGTGATGCTGAATCTATATGCGGAGCTTGGGGTCCGCGTGGAAAGGGAGGCACCGTTTTAAACAACCATCCGATAAATCGGCGTCCGCGATCTGCGACCGCTGATGTCGATGATGCTTCGATGACCGGCGTGCTCGGCCTTTCCGTTTCGGATGAGCGCGCCCATTTTTACTCTGCACCAAGTGGTACAGCGGCCAACAGCTTCAGCCATCTCGACGATCGTGAACCCGCCGTCTTCTGTAGATACACGCGACAGCTCCTCGATTATAAGATTAAAGCTTTCTGTTTTTGAGATTGCGCCCTCAAGATCTTTCTGTTCCATTTGCATTCTCCATTGTCGTAGCAATCAAACCACACGATACCAAAATGAACTTCCTGGCTGCACTGCCTGGCGCCAAACTTTGAACCTTGGCCTTGCAGCGCCGGAAGCGTCATGCCTATCCAGTCAGCGCCACCGCAGAAAAAGAAGTTGTGGACGTGGCCGCGGATAAACACGTCGGCTTTCGGCTGCTCATCGTGCAGCGACCAGAGCGTATTCCACAGCCAGTCTTTGGCAATCGGCGTGCCTTTGCCGTGGGGCACAGAGGAGTTTCCGATCTTATGCTTTACGTCAAACACAGTGCCGTTTATGTCGAGCCACAGGTGACTGCGGATCTCGGCGCTGAGCTTGTCGGCCAGGATCTTTTCATGGTCCATGGTCTGACCGACGTGGTAGGGAGTCCCATAGGTCATGAGAAATTTCTTAGCTTCGGTGATCTCAGCAGAATCGAAAGCCATCTGAATTTGGATGTTGGGGTCGGTGGTGATAAGCTCAGTGCCGCCGGATTTGGAGCCGGCACCGTCAACAGCATCCCCATTGATCACCACGTTGTCAATGGGTTTTAGGAGCTGTATGACGGTGCGGTAGTAGTTCCAGAGTTCTACTTGGATGCGGTGAAAATCATCGCCAAGGAGGGCTGATTGATACTTGGGAGGGGTGAGTCCGACTCTGTGTCCGCAGTGTAGGTCAGATAGAAAAACCGTTCGCTTGAATGGCAAAACAGCCTCCCCTATTTAGAGAACAGCCCCTCTTTAAAAGAGGTGGCAGCCAAAAGAAAAAGCGCTTTGTCGATCTTTGCGGCGCTGATCAATTCATTTCCGTTGAACTCAAAACCGACACCACCGAGTAGCAGGCGCGCTTCTTTCTGGTACAGTTCCGGCACTTCGGTGTTTACGTAATTGGCGATCATCTGTCCGGATTTGAGCGTTACGCCGTCGCTTTCTACCATCAGCAGGAACGAATCGATCTGTGGGCTCCAGTCAAAGTGGCCGCGCATTTTCTGGCCGAACGCCTTGGCAGCCAGGCTTGTAGCAATTTGCTGCGTGGTGTCGGGCCGCATCGTAAATTGCAGGCAGCCGGTTAGAAAAACAATTACAAATAGGGCGCTGAGTGTCTTTTTCATTATTCAGTGTCTCCTTTCACCCAGATGACTTCGCCGGGTTTCCTTGGTCCAAGGTTCGCAGTTCCTGGCTCACAAGTGATCGGCCCATACACTGGTGGTTGCCAAGGGTTTCGGAACTCACGGAGCTTTTCAAAAGGGTCGTACTTAGTTTCACCGAACAGTTTCTTGAGATCCGCGTACAGGCTGCGCGCCTCTTCGGCGGTGAGGCTGATCTCTTTTTCACCTACTTTGAACACTATCTTTTCAAGCATCTTTCTTCTCCATTCGGTATTCGCAAATCGCGCACATGGCGGTGGGCTTTCCGCATTTCAGGCATTCGGGTGCAAAGAGCACCTGTTCCTCATGTGTACGGGAAGTCTTCTCGTTCGATTTCCTCTTCTTCGTAGAGCCGGGGCGGGGGGCGTTCATAATCCCTCAATGATATGGCGTTTGGATGGTACGGGCATTGGGGCTGGCCATCAAATTGATTCACTGTGTCCGCTGGATGCGAGCAAAACGTGCCGTGCTCCCGGCGGTCGCCATTGCGATCGACACGATATTCGCAGTTGGGGCGGACACAGCTCATTCACTCTCCTATCGATATCGCCTCCTCGGCGTAGAGCGGCAGACCGCTTTCCTTCATGATCTCCTCAGTCAGCAGGCCGGTGAACTCCACTTCAAACCAATCACCGCGCAGGATCTCGCGCTCCAGGTCCGCCGGCGTCCAGCCACGCCAGCTCGGAAACAATCCATAGCCGTGATAAAACGCCGCGACGACCTCGGAACAGATGGCCTGGCCGGTGCCGATTTTGCGCAGCCACGGAAATATCCAAGTGCTTATCCCTTGGAGCAGCAACTTATGCACCGGGTAAATATCACCATCAAAGCGGCTCATCTTCGCCTTATCCCAGGCCAGCCAAAATCGCGGGGAGGTCATGCCCACGCTTTTTGCCGGGCGGCCGATAGTGATCTCTGAGCCGATGTAGTCGGCAAGGCCGTTGGGCCTGCGGCGCGTTCTCCAGCGAGCAGAAAAGGTTTCGCCCAGGTGGGTGGTGATCAGCTCAGCGTGCGAGCGTGTCGGCACAAAACCAATTTGCTGCGCGCGTTGGTGGGAGATGATGGTGCTGGAGAGGAGTTTGTCGCGCCATTTTGCGGCCGGGCCGCCGACGCCGGAGGTGAGCAGGATGTGCCCGGGGCGGAGTTCAATTCTTTCGGTCATCTTACAGGCGCCTCGTCCGGTTCAGGATTTAGTTCCGTGAGCAGATCAGAGAGCGATTCGCGCGTGATGTCGTCAGAGTTCGGCGTGAAGTTATCGACCACCCACCCGAATCCAAGTTCTGCAAAGAAATAGATGTGGGTCATGCAACACCCCCATTATACTTGCCAGAAGGATAAACAGTCAACCCCTTGCTTCACGCATGATTTTTTCCATCACATGCGGGTTTCTGCGCGCAAAAAGGAAAACGTCATTGCACGCTTTGCAGGGCATAGGCTTTCCGCAGAAGCGGCACTTCTTAGTTCGCAGTCTCCGAAGGAAGGATCGCAGCCCCATCATGATCTCCTTTCATCACCACGTCACGTCTTCTCCCTGCCACGTCGTGGCTTCATCTTGCCACAGGTCGCCTTCTCCAGGTAGCGAGCCGCCGCCACCGTCGTAGTCATGGCTCAGGCTGTATATGCCAAACGCTGTTGAGAAAAAGAATACTGTCTCGGCGGCAGAATCGGGGATGACTCCATAAAACCCGTTGGTGGTAAGCAGCGAGAACGGCGCGCCGGTTGGCGCGACGATCCACAGGTAGGTGTACCCCGGCAGCTTTTCAACCGACAAATCGTAGTTCCAGCGCAGTATCGGCCGGCGCGACACGAGCGTGCTGTTGGTGCTGCCGAACTGCCAGTCGGAATTGAATGCGTGGGAATAAACGTCGATGATCTGCGTGCCGGTGATGCTTCGGATCATCGGCAGGGCCGGCAGCGTGGGGTGGAGCAGTTGCTGATTTTTCAACGCATCCACACGGCGCTGGGTGCCCAGCAGGGTCGCAAAGGATATTGTTGCTCCCGCTGTTCCGTAGGCAGCTTCAAACGCTGACTGGCTGTCGGTGATTGTGGACATTTATTTTTCCAGATAGTGTTTGACGTACTCGATCACCTGGTCTTTGACGCATGACAGAAAGTACGCTTTGCCCGCGATCCAGATGCCCCACGCCGCGGTGGCGCCGCCGATCGCTCCACCAATGGTCTGGAGCAGAGCGTTCTTGGTGCGAAACGCCTTGAGCTTTGCGTCGTATTGGCGCTGCATGAGCATCATGTTCCACAGGATCAGCCCAAGGACTTTCTCCTGTGGATTGCCGCGGACGAAATCTTCGGCTTCTTCGCGGGTGTTGATCTCTTCAGTCAGCCCGGACATAAGCTATTCTCCAACCCGTCTGATGGTGATCTGGTAGGTGCGAACAGCGTCACGCTCGACTTCATCTGCTACAGGCGGCAGCTCGGGGAAGATATCGTACTCGTCGGGCAGAGGTATGGCCGCGGATACTTCATTGGACAACCCACTCTGCGCCCCCGAAAAATAGTGCCGGGCAGCAAAGTAATAAGTTTTGCCGGGCTCCAGATTTTTCACCGTGGCGATCACGGACCCGGCGCCTGCATCGTAGCTGGCTGTATATGATCCTGCTGCGGTGCCGATGTAGATGCGTGTGCCCCACAAAGGATTGGGCGCGGCATCCCATGCAAGTTCAACTTCAGCGGCGAATGCCGGGGCGCACAGGGCCAGCAGTACCAGGACAGCGAGTAATCTTTTCATTTAGAACCTCCTTTATCTGTTGAACCACCATCCGTTTAAACGTAGTTCACGCGGGGCCGAAGGATCGGGCGTAGGCGTTGGGGTCGGCGTAGGCGTCGGTGTGGGTGTTGCAGCTACTCCGAGGGTGATGGGGTAGCCCGGGGAGGCCACGCCGTCCGAGTCAATGACGAAAAGGTAAGCGGGCTGCCCATTGGGAAAAGACCCCGCATTGACCGTCACGGTCGCCGCGGTGGTGCTCCAGGCGGTTGGTATCTGGATTTCTCGGTGGGTGGACGCGGTGTAGGTAGAAGCGTTGCCAATCTCGACGCGCGCTTCGGAGTTATCGATGTAGATGTCGTCAAAGTTGGTAACCGGCGCAACCGATATTGAGGAGTAGTTACCGACATATTCGCCCAGCCGGATCATATCAAAATTGCGACCGGTGGAGTAGAGCAGTTGCGTGTTCAGCTTTTCTGCGGCGAGCACGCCATTGTGGTAAATGCGCACATTGCCGTCCGCGTTTCCCAACGTGCCGGGCTCGACGATTGCCTGAAAATGGATGTAGGTGTCCTGGGTCAACGCGGTGAAGTAGTCGGTCCACACACCGACCGATCCTTCACGGGTGAACTGATAGTAGCCGTAGCGCCCGGTGCTGCCGGCTTCTTGCCAGTGAAATAGGCTGATTGTCGGGTACTCGTTTGGCACGGCCAAGGCGCACGCCAGGCGCCAAAGTTTAATCTGGTAGTTGTTCGATCCATCGCCGCCGTTGCCGACCGCCTCACCATCGTTCATTCGTATCCACATATCGACGTAGATCTTGTTGCTGAAGGCAAGATTGTCTTTGTAGAACAAGTCATGCTGGTAAGTCACGCCTGAGATGTCACCTTGGTTGAGCGTGACCAGAACGCTTTTCGTGCTTCCGGTGCGTTGGTTGCTGGTGGAGATGCGCGGCTGATACGTCGACGCTTCGTCGGAGTCGATGCTCCAGGTGCCGGTGGCGCTTACCAATGCGCCCGTAGTGTGCGCCTCGAAGTCATCCCACACCAGCGGGGCGGCGGTTGACTTGGTGGTGAACCCCGTTCCATTTATGGTGATGGAGCTGCCGTCATCCGGGGTTCCTGTGATGCTGGTGATCGCCGGTGCCGCCCACGCTGAAGCAGCGGAAAAGACCAAGGCGATCAGGATAAGAGCGTATCTGCGCATGAGGTTATTCTCCTGCTTCAAAAGCATCGTTCCAGCCGGTCGTGCCGCCGCCGCGATATTGGAACACTCCGAGGTCACCAGTGTTGGCGCCAAAAGATCCACTGTGCGTAACGTAGTCCGTGCCATTGACGGCCACCACCACGTCGGTTGCGCTGAACGTAACCTTGAGCGTATAGGTCGTCGTGACCACGGCGGTGAAAGCCGCGTGGGCAAGTTCGGTGTCGGTGCCCGAAGAGACTTGATGTACTTCGATGTCATTGCCGGACCCATCGTCAGGATCGAGGCAGGCGTACCAATAATTGTTCGTATCGGTGTACCAGAAGACAAGACCTGGCTGCGAGGAGGCGGAGCCTTCCGCGTTGACCGTCGATTGAACGTAACCTGTGGCGCGGTTGGCGCCGATGACCGCAACCGCGGTGCCGGCGGTGCCGAGTCCCACCCGGTTCGTTTCAATGTCAAGATCGCCCACAGTTTCCGACCAAGTGTAAGTGCCGTCGTCGAGCGCGCCAAGGATGTTACCATCCGCGCGGTCGAAGTTATCCCACGAGGCAAAGCCCGCATCGAGCGTGTCGGTCAACCCGACAGTGAGCCACTTGCCCGCGGTTGCGCTGTAGATCGCAAGCGTTGTCGCGTTGACCGCGATGCCGGATGAGTGGGGCGAGTTCTCCTGGGAGGGGTACGTGTCAAAAGAAAATGCTGTGGTAGAAGACCCGCCTGTCCCAAACTCCGCCCAAGCGGAGCCAGTCCAGTAGTAATACGTGTTTGCCCCGCCACTTTCAAGACAGCGTATTTCACTCGTTGAGGTTGGCGCAGGCCATGAGATAACCGACAAGGTGTTGCAGGTGACTTCGGCTCCACAATCGCCGGTGGCGGGATCGCACGTTCCGTTGTGAAGATCCGATTCGGCTGCGTGAGCGTTCAGTTCCACGTCCGTCGCGGCGGTGGCAGCGTCCTGTTTGAGTGCAAGTTCAGCGTCGGTAGCAGCCGTAGCGGCATCCTGCTTTAAAGCAAGCTCGGCGTCCGTTGCGGCGGTAGAAGCGTTTTGCTTTGCGTCGAGCAAAGTGTCTGTTGCGGACACGGAGTAAAAATCCGTACCTGCCTCAAGATCCAGAAGCGCCCGCATCGCCGCATAGCTTGCTGATTTTAATATGGCAAGCGCCGGTGCGGAAAGCACCGACCCACCGTCGCCCAAGTTGTCCACGTCAAACTTGAACGTGTCGTCAAAGTAGTTATCGCCGTTGGCGTCGAACTCTACCCCGGTCTGCTCGAGCATCACCGGCTTTGCGCAGCCAACAGCCAACAGCAGAACTATTAACCAAATCCAACAATATCCGGTTTTTCTTGCCATATTTCAGTTCCTCTAAGAAGGTCGGCGTACCACAATCCTTGTTGTGAAAAGCATATGTTGTAGGCGTGAATCTGTGTATCTGGAAGACGAACTACTATTCTGAAGATGGCTGGCTCTGAAGTTGGCCAGTCAAACTTGGCGAAACGAATGTTGGCGAAAGTCACCAGCGCACCAGCAAAGTTCTCGCAGTCGTGGCGATGCGTTTTGTAGAGGCTTGGCACTGCCACCGGGTGGACGCCGAACTCCATAGCAAGGCGATGGTTGGCCCACACTACTGTTTCGGCAAACTCATCTTTAGTAATGTGCTGAAATGCTGCGTCAAGCAGATTATCAGTTTGAGAAATCTTCTTTCCCCACGGCATACGAGAATCGAATTGCTTTAGCTGTTCTCTGATTTGCGTTGATGTTATGAGCATATTCATCTAATGGCGCCATTCGCTACCCTTGATGCTCCGTAGGCCCCACTGCGGATTTGCCCTAACCCGTAAAGTCCCGCAGTAGCGCCGGTATTTCCAAGGTACTCCCAAATATAACTTGTCAGTGTAATCTGTCCGGTAGGTGTCCTGGGATTTGATGTGCTTGCCGCAAATCCTCTTGCCCCACTCACACCACCGCTGCTGTACGCTGCCATTTTGGTTTTGATCAGTGCTTCGTTTGGAAACGGCCACATCGAAACGCCGGTATCGGTAGCATATCCGGTATCCCCCCAAACGGTGCCAGCCGTGCCGATGAGCGTCATGACATTCGCGCCGATGTCGGCCCCGCTTTCACCAGCTCCCTTGAGGGCTGATCCTGTCTCGATCCTTGGCAGATATTCCAGGGAGCCAGATATGGGGTTGACCGCGGTAAGATCATGCGCCCCGCTACGCCCGGTAGTGTTTGAGTTGCCGTAATATGAGTTGTAGTCCTGGGTTGCACCTGGGATCGACAAGAGCGCACCGGTTGGTTGGTTGCTGTAAAAGATCGTATTTTTTAAAGTGAACGCGGTTGCATCGGATAGCATAAACTCAGACGACCCATAAGTATCTCCAACGCCTATCGTGCATTGGTTCACGAGATGGTTGTTTCCTCTTAGGTAAGAAAACGTCCCGCCTTCTACTCCTGATCCTGTCGGATAGGAATCCCATATAACAAGATTTCTGAAATTGCAGTACCGGGCAGGCCCGCCGTTCACTCGCGGGTGTATCCCGCCACCAATACGCAAGTTAAGACCGATACATTGATCGAAATCTACATATTCGGAGATTCCACTTGTGCATGGCACATAGAAAGCTCCACCATACTCCCCAATGTTTGCCCATGCTGATGTTTGGTCTGCATCCACTGCTATGCAATTTTGAAATTTAACATAAGCAGAAGAATAAGCCGTAAAACATGCTCCTGGTTCGCCGCCATTTGAGTAGATATCAGGCCGCGCCACGCACTGTCTAAAAACTATGTGATTTGAATGAAAGGTTGAAAACTTATAACGGCCTCTGCCCCATGAGTAGCAATTCTCGAATAATATGTATGAAGCATCAGTATTGGTACCAAAATTAACGTAGTTTCCAGCGGCTGTGTCTCCAGCGCCACACCGTAAAAACTTTATATAGCTGGCATCAGTTATGGAGACAGTATCTTCCGTCATGTTCTGCCAAATAATACCCTCGAACTGCCAATACCGAGCACCGGCATTTATGATATAAAACATCCACCTGGCATTTTGGCCGTCAAAGACAACGCCACCGTCGTTTTCGGCTTTGATGATGGTATATGCCGAAGCCGTGCCGACAGCAGGCTCAACAGCCGTTTCGTAGCTGCCGATCATGTTGCTGGCCCCGGTGTAAGTGCCATTGCCGATGATGAGCGTGTCGCTTTGGTTCACAACATCAAATGCGCCGGTCAGAGTCAGCTTCGGAGCTGACTTGCTCGTACCGTTGTTAGCATCGCTGCCGTTGCTCCATCCCGCGCCACAAGTAGTTCCGGTGCCACACATATAGTAAGTTGCGGCATAGAGAGGACTGGAGAAAATAAGTATTAAGATTGCGTAAACGAAGCGCATCATTCACCCCAAAATCTTGAGCCGTGCTGCCAATCGTCTGTCACCGTCAACGTGTTCGAGGTACATTCATTTGCGTATGAGATTAATTGGAAATGCCCGCCGGTTGTTCCAGAATTGACGATTGACCACTCCGCGCCGACCGTTGAGTTCGCCCTCACAATAATCTCCATTGAGCTCGTCAGGGAAAACGGAGCAATGGCGCAGTCGTTCCACCCGGTAGCCCCGCCAGTTATCGTGCAACAACCACGGCGTGTCCATGTGCCGCTGACGTTCTCCCACAGCGAAACGACCACATTACCGCTTGATATGGCGTATAGCTTAGTGCCGATTTTTGTGATCGATTTTGTGACCCCCGGCGTCCATTGATCTCCAGCGGCGGTATTGACACCATACCCCCCAGCATGGGACAAATAGCCATCCGTGGCCCCTGTTCCGTAGTACCATGCGCCGCCGCTTGAACTGGATGAGCTGGAGGAAGAGGAAGTCATAACCCCAACCCCCGGCCCCATCCAAGCGTGTGACGATATACCAAACAAACACGCCGCGATAAGCAATGCTGCGAATAAACCTACTATGCGCTTTTTCAATCGGCACCTCCATCGACCCAGGTTCCGCTTCCACCCATCGTTACCCAATAGGTTGCGTCCAAAGCTACGAGGCAGATGAAATCCCCGTTAGCACCGTCGCCAGCCACACCGGGAGAATCGATAGCGTCTGCCGCACCTACGCTCGTACCGTAAAGAAGGATTTCATCTCCACTTGCGGCATCAATGATTATTCCACCAGTCCCGCCACCGTTGTCATAGAAGCAAGCGCTCATACCAGCAGCCGCGCCGGGGAGGGTGTAGTCCGTATCGCTCGTAGCCGTCGCGTGGTCAGCGATGAACATCGTGCCGTACATCTGAGCAGCGGTCGGAGATAGTGCGCCGCCTGTGGTTGTTACGATACCGATGGCTCCGAGGATGGTCCCGGTGGTAGCCATATTTAGGGCTCCGAGGCTAACGGTTGTTACTCCGCTATCGGTTCCAATTGTCGCAGTATTGGCAGTCCCATCAAGATCAACGGTCAGTGTTTCATTATTCGCCCCATTCGCAGCAGCAATCTTGAAAACACCATCAGTTGCGCTCAATACTACGTCGGCGTCGTTCGGGTCAGCCGCGCTTTCATCAAAGGTCAGCGTTCCGCTATCTGCCACAACGTAGTTTCCGGTGTACTCTGTCATGTCGAGGCTGATCTGCACTTCGGTATCAGGAGACTCCGCAACGTCGAAACCCAAACCGAAGTCAAGCACAACTATATCTGCACCGCCTACTTGAGAATCTGATTCCTTAACGGTCGTTACTGAACCAGAACCGCCCGCTCCGGTGGCGTCTGCCTTCATGTAAAATTTATCGTCAGTGGCGTTGTAAGCTACTACATACGCATCATCGGTTGGCAGTACGTCCAGGTCTACAACATAGCGAACCTCGTCGCCGTCGTACCAGGCCAATGCGCCAGTGGTGAGTCCGGTAACTGTTGAGTCGTGGCGGAGATAGCCAGCCGTCGCGGTCGGGTCAGCGTCGCTTGAGGGAAGTTTGAACTGAGTAGTCACCCCAAAATTATTTGCTGTCCAAAGAGATGCAGAACTCGTAAGCGTTGCGCTCTGGTCAGCCTGACCGTAGATAACCGCTCCGTCTGCAAGGTACAAGTCAGACCATTCAGCCGAAGTAGAACCAATAACCGCACCGTCAGCAGCATCGGGAAGTAGGCTTGTGCCAACGGTAGCCGAAGCTGTAAAAGCGACTGCCGGTGTAAAAGCGACGGTAGCGCTCGTTCCGCTTGCGAAAGTCCACAGGTTAGAAGTTGCCGTGAGGGTAAGGTCTTCGCTGTTGGCGAACCAGGAGAAAGCGTTTGCCGTGTAGCCGAACTCGCCGTTTGCATTAGCCGCAGAGTTGCCAACAAAAGCCGGGGCAGTCTGATTGCCTGTGAAGGTGTTGGCCCCGAGGACCGCAAGGGTACCTGTCGCGGCGGGGAGAGTAATTGTCGCCGCCGCAGCTTGACTGCTGTTGCTGTTGATTGTTACGTTATAGTCCGTGGCTCCAAGTTCGTTATAAAGAACTATGGCGCCGTCTACCCCAGACTCCCCAAGCGTCAAGGTGTCTGTCGTCTTATTGAACACAAACCCAGCATCGCCACCGAGAGCAGACCCACCATCGTTAAATTGCACCTGTGTATCAGAACCAGCGGCAGCAGCCGTGGGAGAGGCCCAAGAAAGACTTCCTGAACCATTAGTCTGAAGGTATTGGTTCGCATCTCCGTCCGTTGTAGGAAGGGTCAGCGTGTAGCTTCCGGCCATGGCCTGGGCCGTGACGGTTACGGTATTACTGCCATCGTCGCTGTCTTCTGCGATGATAAGCTGTCCTGCTCCTGTAGCGCCTCTGTTTATAGTAAGAGTCGAAGAAAGCGTTTTGGCTCCGCTGATAGTCTGAGCGTCTTCACGGTTTACAACGGATTTTTCAGACCCGTTTACAGAGTACTTCATCTGGTCAGAAGAGTCTGTTTCAAACCATACATTGTATGCGCCAACTCCGGGTGTAAGACCACCAGCGTTATTGGCAAGAGACAAGTATGAATCGCCTGTCCCGGTTGCCTGGAATGACGCAGCGTAAATCGTTCCGCCACTCTCTACATCGCCTTCAACAAATAGTTCGTTGGTGGCAGTCGCGTAGGTCGGTGCAACGGTCGTGTCATCGTCAATCCATACCGCGTGGGAGTTGCCGCCACGCACAACTGACTGAACGGTAAATGTGTCTGTGTCGGCGTTCCCGAAAGTAAGAGAACCAGTGAATGTCTGGTCTGACCCAAGGTTGGCAAGAGTCTGCGCGGCGTCCACAAGAGTAATCGCCCTCGCAGTAGAAAGACCAGTTACCGTGATGTACCCCGTAGCGTCGGAGTCATAGAATCTATTCACATGGCCGGAAGCATCAACGTCAGCGGCGGCCACTCTTTGGTAGTTCGTACCGTCTGCTACATCATCGATACTTCTGTTCGTGATTTGGGTGATGTTGGTAAGGGTAATGTTGTCAGCAACATAAGCGTCCGCAACAGCCGTGCCTTGCCACGTTCCAGCAGACACCGTACCGGCGTTTGCGATACCGGCAGAGAAGGTTGCAGCGGGTGTAACGGTCACACCAGAAGCGCCAGAAGCACCGATCTGAACAACCTCACCAGAAGTCACGGTTAAGGCCGAAACATCGGTACCGGCAGGAGCCGCCTCAAACAAAATCGAAGCAGCGTTCTCAAGTCTGATTGCTCCAGCGTCAGCCGGGTCGGTTCCTACAGCCAATGAGCCAACACCAGAAACATCATTAGTGGTATCGGCTACCGTAATGCCCGTAGCCTGTACAAGATTGCCAGTACCATCAGTTCTAACCAGAACATTGTCCGTTCCAAGGCCGGAAGGCCCGAGCATGATAGTTCCGGTTGTATTAGGGATAGTAACTGTAGCGTCTGCCGCTGGTTCAGCAGCAGTCAAGACAGTCTCGTAAGCGTTGTCGGTTACTTCAAAGGTCAGAGAGGTACCAACCCCACCGTCAACAAAGCAGTCACCGTTTGCACAATTCCCAACAGCGGTAATATCACCACCGCCTGGGGGGGCCGCCCATACAGGATTTGCAGCAGCGCCTTGGGTTTTCAGAAAGTATCCGTCAGTACCAGCGCCAAGGTTCACAATGTCGCCATCACCGTTGACATACAGGATATCGCCCTGCGCCGGGGAGATAGCCGCGATGTCTGCAAGCTGCGCGTCAGATGCCTGGTAAGTCGTGGCGGCCACTGTACTCATGGCGCCCGTGGTAGCCATAACCACTATAGCGTCATTGGCACCAGGGGCGGCAGTCGGTAAGGTGAAGGTCAAGTCTCCAGAAGAGTCGCCCGCCGCAATGGTCGTTTTGTGAGAGTTCCCATCGTAGAGGGCTATGGTCGAACCTCCATCGCTCGTACCGTCAAGACACGCCCCGCCCGTACAGTTGCCGACACTTTCAACGTCACCAGAACCACTCGCGGTAGAAGCAAGGGTAGATGTTGCTTGGGTGTACTCAAGCCCTGCCCCGATGGTGATGTTCTTGTAAGTGTTGGTCGTATTGTCGAACCCGAACAAGGTATGTGCCGCTGGATCGGCGGGGGCTTGCATTACATTTCCGGCAGCGACACCGAGGGTAAGGGCCGCGATATTCCCACTCGTAACCCTGCCGACAACGGTTTGCTCTCCGACCGTCAAGGCAACAGGCGTGTCGTCAGTGGTCGCGTAGACTATAGTGTTGGCATCGTACAGCGTTTTAATCAGGTATGAAGTGAGCCACGTTTCATCGGCAAAGCTGCCGTCATCGTCTGCATCGAAGTTATGGAGGTAATCATAAACGGCGTTTTGGCTTGGAGCGTGGGTATCGTCTCCGTTCCACCCAGAACCGTAGGCAGCAGACTCAACCTCAACAGAACCCTCGCCTGCCACGGCAACAGCGATGTCATAGATGGCATCCGGGCTGACCGTCACAGAGGTGGTATCACCGGACGGCGAAGCTACTTGCGCTGCGGTGATTTTCGGAGGCGGCGGGATCGCAGGAGGCGCTGCCGTCTCTTCCATGTTGTACTTGAGCCCAACGCACCCGCTGAGCATCACCAACGCCAAGATTATCGGCACACCTTTTCCAAAGCGGGTGAGCAGAATCTGCGCAACGCGTTTCACGGCGCCAATGTAGGGCACCCATTTGTCGGGCAGGTAGCCGGCGATGCCGTCAGTAGCGAGCAGCAGAAGCAGCACTCCGAGAATCGTTTCCCAGTGAGTAGCCACAAATTTGATAATGTCGTCCATTTTCTTACCTCTTCACGAAGCGCAGGGTGACGGTGATGACGTTCGAGTTTCCGATGTTGGCGGCTGCCAGGCTGCCGGTGGCGACGATCTTTGCGGTCAGGGTGTTATCCACCGATGGAAAATACCCAAGCGTGTTATGGCCGCTCTCACGCTCTGCGGCGGACAGGCTGCGCGCCGATCCAGATAAAAAGATCTGGGCGCCATTGGCATCCACCACTTGGACACGATAGGCCGTCTCGGGCGCTGTGGCGCCGCCGGCCGGCGTGGTAAGCACTTCGGTCAAGGCGTAGCTGGTAAGCCCGGCGAGCGTGGTGTCGGGGATCGTACCATCCGAGGCGTCGGAAGTGCAGGCCAGGGTGATGATCCTCTCGGTCTTGATTTTATCGGGATTGGTTGTTCTGGTCTGGACTACTGATCCTGCCATGGGTTACTCCTTCTTTTGTTGCAATTTTTTCATCTCTACAAGAGCGTCTGCCGAGATGAGTCCATTATATCGCATCCGCCGAATAAAATCATTGAACTCGGTCGGCTCCATCTCGGTGGAGAATAGGTTCAGGTACGCGCCTTTTTTCTTATTCGAATTGGCGTAGGACAGGGCGGTGATGCGCGGCTCGTCCCGGCCGTGGCCCTGGATCGCTGAATACCAGTCGCGGAACTTGGCGAAAGTGTAGTCAGTCGGCAGCAGCGCGTCCTTGCGCAGCCGTTTGTACAGCTCGCCTTGTGCCTGCGGCGCTACGTCAAAACCGTTTTCGTTGATGAACTCTTCAATGCCCCGGCGTGCTTTAAGCGCCCGAGACTTATCCGCTTTGTCCAGCAGGTCGGCCGCTTCGCGGTAGCGCTCGGCACGGCCGGCGTTGGTCAGGACGAAGAGAGAGTTAAGCGGAGGCGTGCCCACAACTCGCTTGACAGTATCCGCCGCTTCTTTGTCCAGCTCACCTTGGGGCAGCCGGTAATACGAACCGGGGCCAAGGTTATTCCAGGCATACTTGAACAGCTCACCGCCTGCCTCCGCACCACCAACTTCAAACACATTCTGCGGCAGCACGTTCGTCCCGCGGAACTCGTCCACCGGGTTGGTGCCGTTGACGTAGTATTGCCACAGGTCGGAACCCACGTTCCAGAGCGGGTGCGAGCGATACGGAATCTGATCCGCAACGGTCGCCACAACGCCGCCTTTGCCGAGCACCCGCGGCCCGCCCTCGCCGCTGATCGGCCCTTCGAGCATATTGTAAAGGACGCTGCCCCAGAGCTGGCCTTCGTAGTCTTCAGGGATCATGAAGGCAAATGTGCTGCCATCGTCGGTGATGCCCATCGGGATAGTCGTGTAGTGAGTCTTCTGATAGCGTGTTAGATTTTTCATGGCGCGCTCTATCCACGGAACTTCTCTGGCCGCCGCCAGCAGCGCGAGTCTGGGCAGCACGTTGTACATGACCGTCTTCCAAAAGTATGCGGACTTATCCTCGCGGAATGATTCGTAGGCGCTGCGCAGACCTTCCTTGTTCACATTGGAGAACATGAAAAAGTTGTTGGTCAGCGTGTGGGCAAGGCGCACACCCTGGCGCTTGTAGTCAGGGGTGCCGATGCGGGTGCGGACCACATGGCCGATTTCTTCAGCGTTACGAGTGCCCATGCGATTCAGGAACTTATAACCCGCCACCTTGCCGCCCATTTCAGAGACGCGCCCCAGATTTTCTGCTGCCTGGTTGATCTTGGCGCCAAACTGTTTCAATTTGGCGTAGACGCCTTCGGCCTGCTTGTTCGCTTCAGGATCAAAGACGATCTGCCACTCATCTTTCAAGCGCTCGATCTCGTCGTCGTAGTTCTGCTCTTTGGTGCCGTAGACGCGCCCCGGGATCAGCATGCGGTTTTTCTGCATGTCCTTTACGTCCTGGCTGCGATCACCGTCCCAAATAAAGCGCCACGCTTCGCCGTAACCTTCTTTGTACGCTTTGGCGAGCTTGGGCAAATTCTTTACCCGCGCCTCGGGTAAATTCTTTACGGTTGTGCGCAGATCACGAAACACGTTTCTGATCATCCACACCGGGTTCTTGGACACCAGCAGCGCGCGCAGCGGGGTGTTGATGTAACCGATGATCTTGGACACCTGGGACGCCTCGAACGGGCTGTACTCAAACGTGTCGGCAATCGTCTTTGCGACCACGTAGGTGTGGGGCTTACCGTTGCGCATGATCGTCATGAGCGCCTTGCCCTTGTCTTCGGGCTTGGCCGGCACCATCGTTTTGACGGCTGAGTCAAACTCTTCTTCGGCGGGGGCGACCATATCCAGATCCATCAGAAAGTCGATGGTGCTGGTTTTCGCCTCGTTCATCTTGGCCGCCCGCAGCAGGCTCATGTCCTGCAAGATGGTGAACACAAACGGGTTGCCCGCATCTTTGAGCGAGCCGACTTGGTGGTAGAAACGCCCCGCCACACCGCCCCCAAAAGAGTTCTGGAGATGATCAATAATGCTGATCTTGGCGTAGGCGTTCCGGCCTTTGATGATCTCAAGCATCCCCGGCGTTGCGATCTTCGACGCCTCGATGCGCGGGATGATGCTCTCTTCGCGGATCTGCCGATAGCGCTTGGCAAGCTCCGCGATACGATAGTACGTTTTCTTTCCGTGCTTTCGCATCAGCGCATCAAGCGCCATCTGGGCGGTGCGTTCTTCAGAACTCACGCCGCCGGGGTTGAGCATGCCTTCGCGGTTGGCGATGATGTGGTTATTCAAAAGAAACGCGCCCAGATCTTCGATCGTAACGCCTTCTTTGATCAACGGCTCGACCACATCCTTGGCGGTTGATTGAATGTAATCGCCAACTTCAGAAGCAATGTACTGCGTCTCTTCGATGTCGTAGCGCACCTTGCGCGCTTCTTTTACCACCTGCGGGTCAGATGACTTTTCGGCCTGGCGGACATGCTTTAAGATCGGCTGGAATTTATCCCACTGCCAGGAAGACACAGAGTCTTTTACCGACTCAACTTTCTGGATGGCTCGCTTCTGGGCCAGCGCGAGTTCGGTATTTCCTTTGCGCATGGCGGTCATCTGGTTCTCGAGGATGCGGTCGCCCATTGCTTCAGGGCCTTCGGCCATGCGATTGACCACATCGGTGAGCGCCTGTGAAAATTCGGGGCGCACCTCGGCGTAGTTGTCCATCGCCTTGGCAAACGTCGGGGCTTTCTCGCGCAGCAGCATGGGGTCAGTCAACATGACTGACACAGCATCGCCGTACAGCTCGCGCGCCTGGTTGCGGTAGGCAGTGTACTTCGGGTTGCGCTGCGGGTCGTAGGGTTTCCATGCGGCCGAGAGTTCTTGCAGCTCTTTTTTGATGACACTTTTTTCGAACAGCTTGCGCTTTGCAACCTCTTCTTTGAGCAGCTCAGCAAAGCGCTCGTTGATCTCTTTTTGCGTCGGCATGCGGCCGGGCTCAACGCGGGTGCGCGTCTCGGTTTTGGTTTCAACACCCACTTGCTTTTTCGTGGTGCCAGGAACGCGTGGGTCGAGCATACCCCTGAGCGCTTGCTTGACAACTTCCTTTTTCGTATTGCTGTCAGCCATTTGCATGAAGCGGTAAACTTCAGGCGCGATGTCGCCGCCGGCCCGCCCGCGCATGATGTCGAGCACCAGTTCCGGATCGACGCCGGCGGTTTCAAAAATCGGCGTCTCGGTTGTGATCTCCTCAATGATCACTTTGTCCGACCGTTCATCCAGCTTCTGCCGTCCCGCCTCGGTGCGCAGCCGGGCAAAGTCAGCCGGGGTCAGCAGCGTGTCATCGGATGCTTCGGGCGATTCTTTCAGATAGTCGCCCATGTGCTTTTTGATCTTGGAGATGCTGCCGAGGATGTTGCCCCGGGCCATGGTCTTGTCCGGATACCAGTCATCGAGATGGCCCAGCTCATGAGAAACAACCTTGCCGGCGATCGTCGGGTCTTTGCGATACGCAATAAAGTGCGTCTCGCCGGTTGGCCGGTGAAACTCTTTGCGGAAGGCAAGATCTTTTTCGGTCAGCCCGGTACGCTTTTTAATGCGCTCCTGGTACTGCTTGAATTTCTCATCAAGGTCGGCGCCCATCTCAGCCGAGCGCTGCTCTTTGGTTGCGGCCTTTGATGCTCTTGGGCGCACCACAGCGATGTCGATGCGCTCACCAATGGCGATATCCGGCCGCAACGCGATGTCGGCTGAGTCCTTGTCATAGGTGAACTGCCCGCGGGCGTGGAGTTCTTGCACCACCTTCGGGGCCTTGCCTTCGTTTAACTCCTTGGCGATCTCAACGATGTCCGGCAGGAGCAACCCATAGGGGGATTTCCGCCGGGGCGCGTAGGCACCTTGAGGGGCCGCTGCTGTAGTTGAGTTGATCTCTTCAGGGGTGTCGCCGACACGGTCGTCCATGGAGCCGCGATCATCCGACGTTCCGCTGGTTTCACCCGATTCCTGCACGCCACCAAAAAACTCAGGAGTGTCGGGGCCAGCCGGCGGCGCGGTTGTGCGCGGCGCAGTTTCGGCGCCACCGAGAAAAGCGGGTTTGCCCTGTTCAGTTTCCGGCGCTGTTCGCTTTTCCTGAACAGCGGCGTTTTCTTGATCAGGAAACTGTGCGGAGATGTTATCAAAAACCGCGTCCAGATCACCGACCGCTTCGGTAGCGGCGGCGACTTTGGCATCCTGGCGATCGGCCAGTTTTTGGTATCCGGTGACAGCGCCTTTCGCTGCGCTGGCGCCGCCGAGCATCAGCAGCGCCCCGCCGCCGGCGACCTTTGCGGCCTGCCGCGCGTTCTCGGTTGTCTCAGGCAAACGCTTCTTGTATTCAGCAACCCACTCGTCGGCCGAGCCGCCCGGGTTGTCGGCGTAGACATCAGCCGCCGCTTCAACAAAAGTCTGCGGCACTTCTTCGAGCATGGATTCGGACAACACCATCTCAGGAATCGTGGTCATGAACTTCACGATCTTATCCGACAACGTGCCGCCGTAGGTCGGCTTGATCAGCCCCTTCATCACACCCACCTGGAAAGCGTTGCCACCTTGTTCCAAGATGGTCTGCGGAAGGGCGGCGAGCAGCGCGGCGTCCCGGGCCACCTGCGGATCTTTTCCCTGCTTTGTGTACTTTTCGTAGGAGCCGCCGTACATCGTCTCAAACGTCAGAGCGGTGGCGGCCGGCGCCGCGCCGGGGATAAAGTTCATCAGCAGCGGCACGGCAGTCGGGGTGATCGCTTTTACCGACTCTTCGACAAAACCGCCCACGCCGGACGGAGTGCCAGGCAGATAGTCGGGCATGTCAGCCGCAAACTCTTCGAGCCCTTTCTGGGAAGAGGACAATTTGTCCTTGATAAACGAGTACATCGCCTGCTGCTTTTCGGGCTCAGCGGCGCCAGCGGCGTCGAGCGCTGCCGCTTTCTCACCCCAGTCGGCTTTGTCGGATTCAGTCAGCCGGGCAAAGTAGCGCGACATTGTTTGGCGCTGCGTGTCGAGAGGAGCAGGCGCTGCGGCGATACGCTCGGCGGATTCTACCTGCCCGCCTTTTTGCGCTGCCAAACCGGCGGCCGCCCGGCCAGCGCCTTGTGCCACACCGCGCGCCGCCTGGGAGCCGAGCCGGCCCATAGAGAACTCCGGATCAAACTGCGCCGAGATCTTGTCGAACACAGCGTCTATGCCCGGCTCCTCTGGATCGGCGGTTGGCGCAACGGTTGCGTAATTTTCCAGCGCGGAGGCGTCGAGATCTTCCGCTGGCTCCCCTGGAAACTGATCCATGATCTGCGAAAACACGTCAGCTACAGGCTGACCGGTCTTGGTATTCACCCCGTCAATAACCATCCGGGGGTGGCCTTCCAACTTATACTGAGAAGGCCAGTGCCCAGTTTCGTCCGGCGTAGCGCCGGCGGCAAAAGCAGCGCGGTAGTCGTAGAAGTGCTCCGGGTCATCTGGATTTGGAGCAAGACCAAGTTTGGACGCATGCCCCGCATACCACTTCTGGAACTCTTCTTCATCAGGCTGAAATTGCGCAGCTATTTCACTGAATATGTCCGCCAAACCGCTACCTCACCTGTTTGGATTGAATCAACGCTCGTGCTTTTGCAACTTCAGCCGCTGTAGGCTGTCGATTCCCGGGCCACCCCACCTGCCTCAGAGCCTTGCCCTCCGGAGTAGCCATGAGCTGCTTAAACTGTTCTGGATTTTTCACGTTCTTCGGAGTCGGAACTGTGGCCTCTTCACCACCCATGCGCTCACGCTTCGCGGTTTCATCATCGACAGGCGTTTGTGCCGCTTCTTTGTTGATCTGGCCAGGAGAAGAAGTGATGGGGCCTGTGCCGGGAATATACCCTTGACGACGAGCCTGATTGACAAAATCCGACAGCTTGGGCGCCTGCTGAACACGCTCATCCATGGCCCGCTGCTGACTTTCCGTAAGCTGCCAATAAGCCGGGTCATCTTGGTCGAGGATCTGATATTCAGCTTTCCAAAATCCGCGTAGCTCCGCAGGCGAATACCACGATTCGCCTACTTGAACGCGCCCCTCTTTCCTCAAGTCCTCCGGCGTCTTGCCGCTGCCTTCGCCGCGGCCAACTCGCGCCTCACGCGCTCGGATCTCAGCTTTCCTTTTCTCAAGGCTGTTCCATTGTGGCGAGCCCTTTTCAAACTGCTGCTGATACGCTTCTATCTCCACTATGTCGTCTGACGGGACTTTCGGCTGTTCAATCTTGCCAACGCTCATACCCCGCGCTTCGAGATCAGCGATGACCGCATTTTCAGTACCTTCAGCAGCATAGTGAATATGGGGCTTACCCTCTTTATCCCACCACTCAATTTTTGTTTGCCGCACCTTAGCCGCAACAGGCTCCAGCTCCTTCATGGCGGTAACCATCCCGACGCCCTGGATCTTCTGCCGAATGTCCAAGCTGGGATTGGACAAGATGCTCTGCGCCAAGGCGGGGTAGTCCTCCGGCTGAGTATCGTAACCCCCCGCCGGCGTGGGCGGATTCGTCACAGGACCTGTGGGGTCGTCCATGCCAGGGAGCTGCTGCGGCCGGCCACCGCCGGCGAGCAGTTCAGCCAGGAGTTTTTCCTGTTCACGCTTTTTTTGCTCCTCCTGGGTCTTCATATAGGAGGACAGCAGCGCTGCAAACATCTGCTGTGTGCCACCAGCAGGGCCGCCGAACGGGTCTTTGGTATAGCCGGGGAATTGAATTACTGGCATCAGAACCAATCCTCTATTTGATTTAAAATTCCGCTGATCGGGTCCAAGATAAACCCGAGAACTTTCCCCACGTCTTTGCTGCCGGTAATGTCTTCAGCAAAACCGCCAACTCCCTCTCCGACCCAATTGCGTATCGGATCCGCCCAATAGTCGGCAGCAGCCGGCAGGCGCTGAAGCGCCGTGCCCCAATCACTGTTGTTTACCGCGGCGTCGAACTTCTCCCCCTCTGTTGGCCCCCATCCCAGTTTATCATGCCCCCAGGCGAGCCAAGGCTCTGTTGCAAACGAAGGTTTCCAGCCGCCGTCGCCGATGCCAGTGAACACATTGCCGGTCTTTTGCCCATCCACTACCGTGTCAGTGTTATTGGACGCGGCGAGCTGCGCGCCAATGGCGGCTGCGATGTAGGCAATAGGCGCCAAGGCGGCCATTCCGCCGCCCCCCGCCGGGGTAGCGGGAGTTCCCGCCGGCGTTGTCGTCGCGGGGGGAGCCGCCTGTGGAGCCGGTGGAGGCGTAGACGCTGGCGTAGACGCTGGCGTAGACGCCGGTGTTGAAGGCGTAGAGGGAGGAGGCTGCCCGGGCTGTTGTGGCTTGAACTTCTCCATCAGCTTCTCAAGCATCTTTGGGTTCATGCCCATGCCCTGGTCTTCTTTCTCCTGCCCAGGCATTTGCTGCTGCTCAAATCGATAAACAGGGCGCTGGACATTCTGCGCGCGCAGCATATCGTCAAGTAATTTCTGCCAATCGTATTCCATGCCAGCCTCCTTTAACTACCGCCACCGCCGCCACTAAAGAATTTACTGAAATCCGTACCACCCGCTGCGCCAAGCAGCGATTGCAGCAACCCTTGACTCTGGGTCGGTCCTTGTACGATAGGACTAAGCGCCGATGTGCCGAGAGCCGATGGCAGCAAATTGAGGTAAGGATTGCTGTAGCCTTGCTGCGATAACCACTTGTTGTAATCGGCCGTGAGCTGGCCCTGCTGTGTCGCCTGCTGCGCGCCACCGGCGGTTTGGCCCTGCGTGAGCATCGCCATCAACTGCTCGAACGGCTGCTGCGCCGTGGCGTTGGCAAGACCTGGCACCTGAGTTGCGCGGGTAAGATCCGCCTGGCCGCCTTCAAACAGCCGGCTCAGATAATCCGATCCGGCTTGAAACTCTTTATTAGACGTATCCATGCCGGCTTGAAACTTGCGTTCATCATAAGCGCCCTTTTCACCGTACAGCGCTGTGGCAAGCTGCGAGTTCAGATTGGTCATAAGATCGGAAGCAGATCCCGCGATCGCGCGGTTGGCTGCTCCGGAGGACCCCGCATTTTGGGAAACAAATTTTTCCTGCAAGGACGGAACGATCGACTCTTCCCAGTTCTTCATCGCCGGATCAACCAGCGCGTTTTTATACCACGCCTGGAGGGCCGAAGGATCGTATTCTCCCACATCGTAGCCCTCGACATTTTGCATCGGCGTTTCGGAGCTGCCCTGCATTACTTTCTCGATAGCGCTGAGAGCTGTAGCATTTTGCTGCGGATTCTGGCCAAGCATCTGTTGGATCTTACCATACACGCTGCTTTGCAGCGGCGACGCCCCCGCGGCGGTTTGGCCCCCATAGGCGTCCACGCCTTTGCCGAGCAGCCCGTCCTCACCTATGAACATCCCTGACAACTCATTCAAGAGGCGTTTCTGATTTTTAGTCAGAAGATCGGCGGTGCCAGTCTGCTTTGCGTCTTCGGAGCCACCGAAAAAAAAGTCTTTTATCCCGCCCATTTATAAGTCTCCTACTTCCATAGTTGTAACTGTGTCACGCTTCCAGCCGTTGCGCTCGAACACTTTGGGCGCCCGGGTGCTGATTGTAAGTTTCTCCGCGTGAACTTCTTTCATTAGTTTTTGAGCGATGTTTTTCGCTTCCCCCAGAATGCCCTTGTTCTGATACATTGGATCGACCGAAAGCATGTTGGCGTGCAGCTCCATCGTAATCGGGTTGAGCGTCAACCACATGAACCCTTTGATGATGTGCTCGTGATCCGCAAACACGCCGAGATAGTTCACCGCCCAAAAACTTTGGCTGGCTCCGAATGCGCGCAGTACGTTGTAGAACCGGTCCACATCAGGCAGCTTAGGTTTTATCTGCTCCACCAGTGGACGTGGGATAAGCGCGAAATCAGTAATTGGCGTGTAGCGTAATCCCGACCCTTTGACTTTCTTTGGCATAAAACAACCCTATGCTGGAGGTGGATGAGCAACATGCGCGTCGTAGCGGGTTTTAAGCGCCTGCAATTCGGTGTTCAGCCGATTCACCGCGCCGGCAACTTCGCTATACGACTGATCCAGGTGCTGCACCAAAAGCTTTACATACTCAACCAACGCGCCAGCGTCAGCCCCGCGAACGTTTTGCAGCGCCTGCGTCACGGCATCCGGCTTATACGGAACATTGGTGCTCGGGGGAAGCGATACCGGCATACTATCCTCTTATCGGTCCCGCGGGTTTGAAGTACGGAACAACTGCATGCACTTTCACCGTCTGCCCGGCGGCGTTATTGTACATGCGGATGCGGTGAAAATCTCCCTTGCCGCCGGCGTAGAACCGAACCCACGCTTTGGAGTCGGCCGACACTGGCACGCCTTCGCCGCAATACTCGGTGGCAGTGGCGTATGCCTCGATGTCATGATCGGCGTAAAAGTCAACCTGTATTTGAGCAGTGGGATCATGAGACAGCAGAAGATCCACCCACCCGAGTCGAGCGCGCAGGCCCTCTTTCAAATAAGGATTCCACCGGCCCGAAAGCACTTCGAACTCAATCGCCGACCCGTTGTCCGTGCTGCCGCTGTTGATAGTCCACACGTACCCCGACGAGTCAATGCCAATCACCGTAGGGTACCCGGCCTGCACCGTAACGTCATCAAACGACGTTGTGAGATCATCGAGCACATCGGTTACATCGTCGAGGATGACTCCAGACTGCCCAACTTTGAAATACCCATAGGCGCTATACCCAAAGTCGTATTCACTCCACGCCTTATCTTCATAGTTATAGACCAGGGAGTAGTCGTTGACTGTCGAGCCGATTTGCGGGTATGAAATGACTACCTGCTTGAGCGCCGTATCGGGTATCGCGTAAGCGAGCCCGAAATTTTCGTGGTCGAAACTGCTGGCCGCATCAGGCACTTTTTCGTCAATAGAATAGACCTGGAGCCCGTCCGTCTCATTGATGCTCGTCTCGCCGACCGCGCCCATTTTATCGGAAAAATTGAATCCAGTGTAGGGGCCGTAGGCACCATCAACTCCAGAAATGCGTTCCCACCGGAACGGCAGATCGGCATCGCCAGTGTAGCGCAGGCGCCAGGTTGATGCTTGAAAGAAGACGACGAGGTCGTCTTTGATAAAATCGGCGGCGACAATCCATTCAGTCGTCGGGCAGTCAACGTAGCCGTCGTTTGTCCAGTCATCAGGATCGCCGATTGCGCACCAGCGCGCCCGCTGCGGATAGAAGAACCCGCCCTCGGTGGTGCGCAAAATCACAAGGCGCTCTTTGTACTGGAAGATCAGAAGGCAGGTGTCAACATCGTTTACCGTATCTCCATCCAGGTCCATTACGAGCGCGCTGAACGCCGACCCGTTATAACTCTGCACCTGGTCTTGGTTGTTGGTAACAAACAGCCGGTCCTGGTAATTGGCGCCCCACATGATGTTCGCCGTCGTGCCGGTCCAAATGTCGGTGTCGCCTATCGCTTTGAACTCGGCGTCTGTCTCATCATAGTACGCAGCGCGCTTAAGATCGAACGCAAGCAGTTTGGAGGTGCCGGCCGTGATATCTTGATGCGACTCTATGCCGACCCCGGCGTGCCCGGGGTAGTAGGAATAATCTGCCGTAACCGCGTCTGTGGTGTTACCGGAAAACGTAATGTCGTAAACACCTGTCGTATAGTTGATCGTGCCCGTACCGTCGCCGGAAAGCGTACCATCCCCGTCGTCATTGATCGTAAGCGCCGTGTCGGTGAACGCCACCGTGCCTGCCTGGATGGGGTAGTGCGCAAGGGTTCCGGTATAATTGTCCGTACCGAGTACTCCCACCGCTTCATCGGCAACCGCGTGCGGCACACGGCCGAACAGCGTGCGCCCGCGCCGCTTGGACAAAACGCCACGACGCAGATACGCATTTTTCATCTGCGTATAGGCTTCGCTCGGAAGCAGCCAGCTCTCGACGCCCATCTCGACGCCGTAGCGCATATTGCCGACCAGAAATGGTGTGTAGCCAGAGGCCATGCTTTGCCCTTAATCTATATAGTCGATAACGAGCCAGCCGCGGTTATAAGACGTTGCGTTAAAATCCATAGAGTCAGCAGAACCACCTGTTTGACGGATAAGAGTAATCCTGTCAAGAGTACTTGATATGAACTGCACCCGGACATTTGGATAGTCGGACGAGGTAGCATGCCACATTGGAGTTATGCAGTAATGTATGGTTCCTGCGTCATTTCGAACCATCCCACGGATACCAACAACCTTTGAATAAGTAATTCCGTGTGTTGACCCGTCTACGTATTTAGTACTATCCGCATCCATGTCCCAATCGCCTATCTCGACGATTTTCTGACGCGGTATCGTAACACCAACCCCATCTGAAGACTTATTTATCTCAGTCGCAGTTGCAGTAACACCATCCGTGATATTCAACTCGGCCGCAGAAGCTGTCACCCCATCAAGAATATTCAACTCAGCAGCAGAAGCTGTCACCCCATCGAGGATATTCAGTTCAGCAGCAGAAGCAGTAACACTGGCAACCGCAAGCGTTGCCCCATCCAGCAGATTCAGTTCAGCGGCGCTGGCGGTGACACTGGCAACTGCCAGCGTTGCCCCGTCCAGCAAATTCAATTCGGCCGCGGTGGAGGTGACCGCGGCGCCGGCGTCAAGCAGATCCCCAAACACCGCATCGATCGCTGCGTTATTGGTTCGTACCGCATCGTCAAGATAACGGGCCTGAATACCGGCCGCCGGGCTGGCGGGGGTCCACGCTCCGGTCTGCTCGAGCCCCTGATGCGCGCAGCCGAACAGCAGAAACGCGGCAAAAAGAGCAATGGAAAAACGCTTCATAAAACCTCCATCTTAGAACAGCGGCACGCTGCGCATTCCGATCGGAAACTGGTCGGCGATATCGACATTGATCATCGATTTATAGTGCATAAAAAGCGGCGTCAAATTCTCCACCGCGTCCATGTCCTGGTCATCACTCAGCGTTTCAATCGCCGCGCCGTAGACCACCAGGCGGCCCCACAACTCATTTTCCGGGGTGTCGCTGTCATTGACCAACTCGGTCGGCGTGCTCGACACCATCCGCATCTTCACGGCGTAAACGTCGTCGGGGATCTTCCGCACGTAGAGCGTGCGATCAAAAAGCAGCACTCCGAGAGGCGAGTCCTCGTCCGTCTCATCCATCGGGTATTCGTCAAAGAACAACTCCCTGTCCGTGTAAAAATCGATGCGCTCGTCATCAAGATAAACAGGGCCGGACACGGCAATCACGGTTGCGGGCAAGGTGTACTCTCCCGTACTCGCAACCGTGTTGAACGTGTACCAGCCCTTGAACTCGGGCGGGCTTATCAGGCGAGGCAGCATCAATCGGTAGAACGTGTTGAGCTTTTTCTTCACGTCAACAAGAGACATCTGGGATGTCGTGCGCTTGCCGGTGATCCTCCGAAAATCAGTCTGCCAATCCAAAAATGTGTAAGCCATAAGCCCTCTACGTTACTTCGGAGAAATAATCTGCTCCGTCACAGCCGCAGCGGTCAAAGCAGCCGGGATCGACCCGCCGATCGTGTAGAACAGACCAGCCGTGTTGGCGTAAGCGACGGTGGTGTTCGCAGCGTTAAGCGCCGTGGCGCCAAAAGTAAAGGCGCCATCGGACTTCATCGCCGTAACGTAGCCAATGCGAACATGGTCCGCTTCTACCGCAGGCAGAGCAGCCGCCGCCAGTAAAGCAGAGTCAAAACCCGTAGCATTGCCAGTCGCTTCCACAGCGTCGATCGTCAAGTTCGTCCCGATGTCAAACGCAACACAGCCATACTTATTCTGCGGCACCACGTCGTTGCCCGGGGCCGTACCGGCTGCAACCGCCGCTTTGGTGTAGAGCTTGCCGTTGATGATGAACGAGAACTGCAAATTGGCCACGTTCTGAACAGTCGAGCCGATGGCAAGCCCCGCAGAGTTCACCAGATAGTCACCCGACATCGCCGCCAACGCGGAGATCATGGTACCGTGGTCCGTGCGCAGTTCATTGACCAGTGTACGGACGGCGTCGATCTCAGTATCAAAGGCTTTGAGCAGCTTCACCAGCTCCTCCGCGCTCGACACCGCCTCGTGGTTGATCTTCTTAGACATTCAATTCCTCCTTCTTCGGGGGCGCCGTGCGGCCGATGCCGCCGCGGGGCTCCGCAAGGGGCAAACAGGTGAACCGGCGCACATGCCCCGCCGGCACACTTTTGATCGCCCCGGTGATAGGGTCTGCTTCATCCCGATACACAGGAGTCTTCAAGTTGTTGACATGCGTGACGACTTCTTCGGGCCACTCCACGATCTCGCCATGCCGGACCTTGAACTCGACGCCCTCGTAGAAGAAACGAACCACCGGCGTCGGCTGACCGGCTTCAGGCGGGTCTTCGTTGTTGTTGAACTCACACCGCATCTTCGGCCCTTTTTCCAACCGTTTCTTCGCCTTGGCCCGCGCTTCTTTCACGCGCCGACGCTCTTCCTCAACCGCCAATTGAACAGCGGCGTTCTCCTTATCAACGGCTTGCATGCTCATCTTGAAAAACTCCTTCTATCAGGTTATGCCCGGAGGGGGTTTTCACACCCGCCTCCGGACGTTTGAGGTAAAAAAGACTAAGCCACGTCGCCGTGGTCGGTGTACTTGTCGGCCACGAAAGCGATGTAATAAATCACGTCGCCATCGTCCATGAACGTGGTGGAAATGGTGACGCCCTTGCCGGCATCGTCACTACCCAGGTTCATGTTGTCGGTCGAGAACACGTAGTTCGGCGCCGTGCCATCGCTGCCGAAATCCACCGCAGTCCCGCCCTTGGTCAAAGAAATGCGGAACGTGGTGGCCGTGGCGTCGATGACATAGTACTGCACCAGGGCGCTCACGTTGGTGGGCAAGCCACCGGAGGCGATGAACATCACCTTTTCGCCGTTTTTCAAACCATGGCCGGCCGCGGCGGTGCAGGTGATCAGATCTTCAGAGGCGCCGCCAGTGTCGTCAAAGGTGACGCTCTTACGATCGCCCACCACAACACCGGGGTTCCAGGCGCTGATGTAGCCGTTCGCGGACATCTTCAGGAAGAAATCGCCCGCGCTGGTGCCGGCCAGGAAACGGTCATACTGAATTTCCTGCGCATCGCCCATGCCGTAGAACCACTCGAGCACGGCAACTTCGGTAACAGCCGCGTTCATGTTCATGACTTTGATGTAATCGGGGGTGACGCCGAGGTTCAGATTGTACGCATTCCCATCGGACGTGAACTTCCCGATCAAGATTTTGGGATTCTGGTTCACTTTCTACTCCTTAATAAAAGATGAGTTCAAATCGAAAATGGGGAGTGGGGGTTAAACCCCCCGTCCCGTTAGGTGTCTTTGGTCACACGCAGATTGTGAATCCACGCATCGTTCAGAATGCGGCCAGCCCACACGGCTTTCCAGCCGGAGGTGGCGTAGCGATTCAGCACGGAGCCCGCGGTGTCAAAGCCCTTCATGATGGTCTTGATACCTTCCAGCGACACGTCGCCAAACGCATCGGCGCCGAAGATCGGCAGGTAGTACACCGGGGTCGCATCCGTGGACTTGTGGGCGTTGGTCGTCCATTCCCACCGAGTATTGCCCAGGGCACCCCACTCCCAAGCGGTCGTGCCGGCCTGAGAGGCGTAAGCGGCGACGGACAGGAAGCCTGTACAGCCTTCCAGATCCATCAGCAGCTCCTGGTGGATGATGCCGCGGAAGGCGGGGCGCAGCGGGCTGGACCCCACGCCGGTGCCGGCGTTGACCAGCTTGGTGATGAACTTGGCGTTACCGGAAAGCAGCTCCAGCACGGTGTTGTCCACATCACCGCGGGTGATCTCGGTAGGGGTGCCACCATTGGTTCCGCCGGCCGCGTTGGTGCTGGAAGCAGAGGCCGCCAGGATGTCACGCATCAAAGACTCGAAGGTGATATCGGCCTGGTAACCGTTACGCTCGGCAGACTGCGTGAGCACCGGGTCCTGGTTGGTCATATCGACTTCCTCGGTGATGTGTTCATAACCCACACTGTTACTTTCAGAGGTCACCGTACCTCCTACTGACCAGCCATTACTGGCAGGCGGGGAAACTGCTTCGAGTCTCCCTCTCGCCCTCTCAGACGATGTTCAGACTATATCTTACGCCCCAGCGGGCGCCTTCGCGTGTAGTCGTTGAGGTTCCTGGTGTCTCGCATACATAGCTGCGTACTCACTGACAATTTGAGCGTCGTCGGCGTCGTATCGGGCGTACTTTGGAAGGCTCAGCCGTCTGTTGACAAACCGCAACAGGATACGAGCTTGACCGTCTTTCGCCACCAAATAGGGGATGACTTTTTCCAACAGCAGCTTCGCGGCAGAAAACTTCCGGATTGAGATATCATACCGGGTCTTCCACCTGTCATGGGCTCTCTCCATTAAATAATGAGACACGCCCAGCCGTGTAAGAATGGAGTCTACTTTATCAATAATGGACGTGTCGGTATTGACCACGCCGATAGCTAAGTTCACTCCGTCCTTTGGAAAATCCATTCCCGCCTTCTTCGTTCTCAGTGAAAACCAACCCTCACCGTCATAAATTCCGGCGAGCCATGCGAGTTCACATTCAGTTACCTGCTGATTGCCTATTGTTTCATCCATGTCAGTTTCACCTTGGTAGTCGATCATGGTTTTAAGGGTTCCCAGCATATAGCGAAGTTTTACTACGGCAGTTTAGCAATAAGCCAGTTTACCGTACCAAGAAATCTTCGCGGTCAACGACTCTTGCGTGACCTTGTGGCCAGAAGGATCTGCGCCTTCGGGCAGCGGGGTCGTAGCAGCCGCGGGCATGGGATACCGATGCCACTTGTAGGTGTTGCCGGACTTGGAGGGCATGGAGGCATGCTGGGCGTGCTGCCGATAAACCATGTTCTCTTTGGCAGCTTCCAGCAGGACGCGATTGTAGAAAATTTCTACCGCGGGAGCGACATCGGCGGTAGTGGTTACGTTATCGGGCATTTTGAACTATCTCCTTTTTAGACAGCCCCGCCGCGTTTAACCCGCTCAACTTCGGCTCGGAACTCTTCCGGAGACATCGAAGCATAACGGGCGGCAAGAGAGACGGCTGCCCCTGGGACAGACTGGCCGGTGCCAGGGTTGCCGGGTTTGGCCTGATTCTCGATGATGCGGTTGATCTCATCCATGATGTTCCCTGTAGCGGCAGGCGCCGGTTGGGGAACTGCCGGGGGAGCAGCCATCCGGTCGGCGCGCATCTTTGCAAAATGCACGGCGGCGGGAAGCTGTTTCTCCTTTGGCAGCGACTGGATGATCTCCACAAACATCGGATTCTCTTGCATGATCGCAGGTAGCTGATCTTTGAGTAATTGTTGGTAGTTAGGAACGTGCTGCGTCAACTTGATCTCGGCCAGTTGGGGTTGGAGGCTTTTCACAGCGTCTTGGATCATCCCCATCATTTGCTGCTGTTGCAGCTTTAAAGCCTTTCGAACGTGGCCTGCTTCGAGCAGGTTTGAATCCGGCACGCCTTCGAGAAGATCCGCGATGGCGGCAGCAGCGGGCGCGGGCGCCTGCGGCTGGGGGGCCGGAGCCTGGGGCGCGTTGGCCCGGTAGAGCGCCATTTGCTCGCGCATGAGCTGTAACTGCTGGCTCATCTGCTCGCGTTCGGCCTTGGTGCTTTGCAGCTCGCTTCGCATCTTTTCGATTACCGGCAGCGGCACCGTGCGCGTTTCAGGCGCAGGCGCAGGCGCGGCCGCATCGGCCGGCGCCGCGGGTGCGGCGGGGGCTGCTGAATCGGGAGCTTGCACAGCCGGAGCCGCGGGTGCGGCGGGGGCTGCTGGGGTAGTGCTACTGATCTCGTCCATTTTCAACTGACCTTTCTCGCCCGTGCTGTTGCTTTGACCGTCTCCGGCGGCAGACTTATCCCCAGCTTTCGGCCGGAGAGTTTTACGCCCGTTGGTCGTGGCCCCAGGTTAATGCCCGGCGGCGGCGTGCTTGGCTGCTTTCGGCAGCGGTTACATTGTCAAACCTTTGATCGGCATGCCGATCGAGTCCTCGGCTATACTCTCGTTGGGTTTGCCATCCAGAACGCCGCCCAGAACGAGGCGGTCGTAGGGCAGCACCCAGAGCTTCTTAAATTCACCGATGCGGTTGTCCACAAAAAAGCACATCGTCCCAAGCGTTTTGAACTGCTCAATCTTGGTGTCGCCGGGCAGAATCGTGATGATCGAGCGCACCGTGTGCTTGCCCACAGCGTCGAAACGGGCGTGGATGTACATGTAGTAGGACTTTTTGGCCGAGTGCTTATCGAGCATTGCTTCCATACTGCGCAGCAGGCTCATGGTAAAGTCCTGGCACACGTCACCCATGTATAGAACGTGCGACTGCTTGCGCCGGCCGAAGACATCGTACATCTGCTTGATCATGATGTTTGGATTCACTGCATCGCCCCCATCATCGGGTTGGCTGGGGCGCCCTGGCCCGGCTCGGTTTGGGTCTTTAAAGCGGCCAGCACGCGCACCAGTGTTTCAAGGTTGGAAAGATCAATCGACTGCAAGTCTTTGAGCGTTTTGATGCGGTCATACGTGGCCGAAGTGCGGTTCTCCTGCGCCTGGGTCATGCGCTCTTGCGCCTTTGCGATATTGGCCTGCATCATGGACTGGTTCATCATCGTCTGCTGCTGGTTGAGCTTCTGGTTCTCCTCGTCCATTTTCGCTTTTGCCTGCTCTTGCGCCTGGATCTGTTTGATCAGCTCGCTTTTTCCCTCAAGCGGCCAGGCCGCGATGATCGCGGAAGTTGGGATCTCGGTCATGCCCATCTTGCGCATGGCCATGAGCTGTGCGTAGAAATGCTGTTTCTGCGTATCAGTGAGTAGTCCTTCCACGCAAACTACGTCGTACTTTCCAAACGACTGATCGAGCAGATTCTTTGTCGGGGGCTTGCCGGTGATACGCTGGAACTTGGACGCGCCGTAGTTCTTCTGCATCGCCCGCAGAGTCTTGCCACCCAGGATCTTTTGGGACAACTCCAGGTTGTCGAAAAGGTCGGCCAAAACAGTCAGGCCGGCCTGCTGCCGGAGCTTGGCCAGAATCGCGGAAACCTCCACGTCCTGGGTGTCGGGCATCGCCAGCATTTCTTTGGCCATGCCAGGGATCTCAACCACATCCTGATCCATCAACGCGGTCAGGGTGAACAGCCCCTGCGGGATATCAGAGGGCGCGATCCTCTTGATCTGGGCATCGATCGGGTCCGCGCTGTCTTCGGTGTAAATCACCTGGCCCTGGCCGGACTGGTAAAGCTGCTCTTTGTTTTTCACCGCGCTGTTTTTGGTGATCCAGCCCGAGTTGATCTGGCTGTCGATGATGTCGAGCATCTTTGACCGGCGCTTGTTCACCTCGTCCTGCGGGTCGCGGTCGCAGCGGATCAAACCCTGGATGCGCAGTTCCGGCTTTTCTGCTTCGGGAGTCCAGAAACCGATGAACGGCACCCACGGAAAATCGTCCAGCCCCACCGGGTCAGGGCCGGTCCAGACGTGCTTTCCATTGGCATAAACCCGCAGCTCAACCGTCACCTTGGCGCGCTTTACCACGGCCACATGTTCATCGGTCACGCCGAGCATGTTGAAGTACTCGCGCAGCCGGTCGTCATCGCCGGTCCACTTGGCCACCTGCCCATTGGATTTATCGATCAGCACCGTGTGCTGCTTTGCTGTCCTCACCCACATGCGATCGTAGGAGTAGGGCGACTGATTGTTGCGCATCCGATGCGTGCCGGTCATGTAGGGAAACTTGGTAGTCGTGTTATTGGGCGCCCCCAAATCAGAGACTTTCAGGTTCGGGAGCAACTGCTGCAACCGATCAGCGCCAACAAGAGTGCGATTGAGCACCGCCTCACAGTCGCGCATGTCACGGTTGCGACACGTCAGATCAAACAACACTGAGTTGTAATCATGGCGCAGCCATTTAATGTCGCCATGCACCAGATCGTCGGTGTAGTCCACAGCGACCTCGAGCATGTTCAGCCCCGTGATCAGCGACCCGTGCTCGAAGGCGTCGGAGATGATGTTGTACCCATTGCAGTATTGGGCGTTCCACATCAGCGCCGAAGACAAAATCTCACCCGTTGCTTCGTCCGACCCTTCCACGGGGTCCAGGCGCATGGACAGGCGGTTCTTTCGCTGGTAGCCCGTGATGGCCTTTACGATGCGCCGCACCTTATTAAAGACCAGTGCTTCGCGCCGCTGGCCTTTGAGGTAGGACTTCATGCGACTGTCCCACTGATCTCCCAGCATGATCTCGAGATCGCGCTTCATCTCCGAGTGAAGCGTGCTCCAATCGGCCGAATAAGCGTTGTACGCCTCGTCAAACTCTTTTTCTTTATCGAGATCAGCCATCAATCATCCTTCACATCGGCGCGCAGTATTTTTCTTTCAACGCTTTGTGCCGGGCGTCGTTCATCGTGTCACCGGTGTAGCCCTTGTGCGGCGCAAAGGTCAGCGCCAGGGCGTCTGTTTTATTGGGCGAGCGCTTCAATATGTCGCGCAGCGAGTCCTTGTCGGTGATCTTGATACGCCCGTTTTTATCCCAAAAGCGCAGCACGGTCAGTTCTTCGCGCAGCTCGTCATCGTCGGGCAGCATAGCCGCCGTGTTGTTTTTGAGAAACAGCCGGATCTGCCACAAGAGCTGGTCGCGCATACGGTCAAACTCGCCATCTTCGCAGACTTCGTTTGCGCGCACCTGGGTTTTAACCCCAACAGCATTCAGGCCGACACGGCGAAGCGCCGGGGCAACGCCGGCCCCAACACCGTTTGCATCGACAAAGACTTTTTTTGCTCCGGCACTGCGGCACTCTTCCTCAGCGCGGTCGTTTGTCACCGACATATCGACGCCGCCCCAGCCATTGAACTCTTTTACGAACGCCCCGTAGCGATGGCATACCGAAGTCTTGTCGGCGCCAAGCTCGCCGGGGTCAACGCCGGAGATACACTCAGCGCCCTCGGGGGGCGTATCGCCGTAGTCGTCCACGTAGGCTTTCCAGCGGGCAACGGCGTTGTCGATCCAAGTTTCTTCGATCAACACGTTTTCATCTTTAACCGGGTATTCACCCAAGACCTTGTAGGCAAACTGCGGATTCTCAATTCTGTACCGGCCGGAGCGCAGCGGGGGATAGAACGTGCCGTCTTTTTTGCGGGCAACGTAACCTTCCATGAACTCAGGCAGAGTAAAAACATCGGGGCCTGTGTAGTCATCGTCGGGCGGCAGCCGGCGGGTCCAGGCGTTGATACGCCAGGCCACCTTTTCGCGGGTTACAGCGCCCGGATAAAGGTCTTCGCCTGTCACCACATTGGGATGCTCAAAGGCGGAAAGCTGAACGACCACTGCTTCGTGGTCCTTGATCATTTTGTAGACACGGCCATGCTTGTGCCGGGGGTTAAACATCACCAGCAGTCGCGCCATGCCGCCGGACATGCACGAATCGATGCCTGCATAAACCGCATCGGGCACTGCGTCGCCCTCGTCCACAATAAACAGAAGGTAGGGGCTATGCTTTCCAGAGAACCTTGCTTCTCGGTCATGCTCGTCGCCGTGGCCGGGGATCGTTAGACCGTCAATCGTGGACCCATTCTCCATGTAAACGGTCATGCCCGCGGTGCGACTGACACCAAAAGCGCCTGGATTGGACCGAAGACCATTGGACACTTTGTCCCACAAGATGCGCTTTAGATTTTTCTCCGGCGGCGCGGCGGTCATATATACTTCCGCCTTCGGAAAACAGCGGGCAAAAAACAAAGCGACATCCGCGGCGCCGTAGCTTTTGCCAATGGAATTAGCACTTTGCGCGATTACTACTTCGTTTTCTACTACAGCTTTAAACAGCTCCTTTATCATGTCGGGGTACTCATGACCGAGGATGTCTTTACCAAACGCCACTGGGTCTTTCTGGTACTGCACCAGTGCTTCGGATTGGGGGTTCTCCGCTGGTTCGAGTTTACCCAGCAGCTCGGCAAACAGGTGATCACGCACCGTCCGCGCACCGGAAGAGGGTGTAAAACCAAGACTTATGCCGGGATTGCTACCCAAGTCGTTTCAGAATCCTGTTCGGGAGTTCTTCCATCGCGCCCAGATACCGTCGATAAGCATCATACAGATCGTTGGTCGCGTCCGGATCGAGTACAGAGTCAACCGCCACTTCAATAAACTGCTTTGCCGCGCACAGAGCTTCGAGCATCTCTTCCATTTAGTGAAATTCCAATGCCGAGCGTAGAGCGTTCTTTCTTTGCAGCGCTTTGACTACCGCGTCACGCACTTCCGGAGCCACGCTGTTGATCGTCTCCAAAACTGTGTCCTGGAACTCTTTGACTGCCTTCACGTCCGTCAAAGCCTGGAAGATCTCCAGTTGGAACTTTAGCTGCGCGCGGATCTCGCCCATCGTTCGAAGGGCCAGATTCGGATCTTTAAGCGCCATGCGTTGCTCAGACTTTCCCGAAATGGGATCAACCGCATCCTCCATTGTATAGAGGGAGTCGAGCAGAGCGTTTGCTGTTTGGTTTATCTTGCAGAGTTGATCAGCCGTGCGGATTTCACGGGCGATGATTTGGGGGGCGATGCCGGCTGCTTCTTTTACCAACCGATGCTTCAAGTCGGAAACACGCTGTGACACAGCGGCACGCGAAACGCCGAAGTGCCGGGCGATGTCGGCTTGCGTTTTACCGCGGCGCAGCATCTTATCCAGGTCTTCATCGTCTATAATACGACCGCGCCCACGATGGCCGCGGACGTCGCCAGTGGGGGGCACCGGAATAGCCGAATAACTGTTCGTCGCCCGGTCGTAGTATCCAACTTCAACTTCAGCCAACCGCAAGTCTCCTGCGCCAATATGGACTACCAACTACTCCATTTTGGCATATGTTACCAAATCGGCACATTAATGTAAAATAGCTGTTGACAGAAACTTGGCGGGAAGGTAGATTGTGGATAACAAATTGACACAAACTTGAGGAGACTGACTAATGGCTGGATTCGGAGACCACTTTGACAACCGCATCACCGAACTTCAAATCGAGCTGGAAAAAACCAGACAGGAGGTGCGCCACGCACGGGCAGAAGCCTCTGGCGCCTTCTGGCTTGGGGCCATCGCTTTCCTGTTTGTAATGCTCCTGCTACTCGTCTCTCCCTGGAAAGCCCGCGCAGCCGACCCATGGAGCCACCAGGACCGCGCACTCGAGGCAGCCTGGGTGGTGTGCCATCTGGCCGACTGGGGCACCACCGCCGACCTGTCCCGGCGCTACGACGAAGGCTTTTACGAAACCAACTTCGTCCTGGGCAAACACCCCAGCACCGACGAAGTTCACCTTTATATGGCGGCCTGGGTGCTCATCCACCCGCTCGTCACCAACTACCTGCCGCCGCGAGCGCGGCCGATATGGCAATACGTCACTATCGGCGTATCGGGCGGCGCGGCGGTGAGCAATCTTGGCCTTGGACTTAACATGAAGTTTTGAAAGGAGAAGACCATGAAAGTAGAAATCATCCGCATGCCCAAAATGACCATCGAAGAGTTTGCTGATCAGCACAACATCACCATGACAGTGACTGAAACTGCGTCGGGTAAGTTCACCGCCGGGTTCAAGTTCGTCCGCGAAGGCGCGCGCCAAGTCCATAGCACCCCGCAAGACACCATCCAGAATGCTATCTCCACCTACGCCGAAGGCATCTCCGGCAAGATCATGCGCGTTGACGGCGTTGGCGACGTGGCTGTCCCATCCCTCACCGTCGCGGGGTTTTACTCATGAACCCCAAAGGCAACAAGACGTGGGTAAGTCCCATAAAGAAGCAGGAGGACATCGAAAAGATCCTCGCCCTGCTGGCGCCGTCGGCCCGCAACACGGCGATCTTTGTCACCGGCATCAACACCAACCTGCGCGCGTCCGATCTGGTCGCCCTGCGCATCAAAGACGTTGAGCACCTCAGAGCCGGCGACCCGCTGGTCAACCGCGACCAGAAGGTCAGCCGCTATGTGGTGCGGGCAGTGAACAAGCTCGTCACGGAAAAGCTGCGCGCCTGGCTGGCTGAGCATCCGGACCGGGGGAACGCCGAGGCACCGCTGTTTCTTTCCCAGCGCAACTGTGCTCTCACCGTCCCCTCTTTGAGCCGGCTCGTAAAAGAGTGGTGCCAGGCCGCCGGCCTGCGCTCGGGCAATTACGCTTCGCATAGCCTGCGCAAAACATGGGCGTTTTGGGCCATTGAGTTCGGCGTCCCATTTTACATTGTCTCGGCGGCGCTGGGCCATCGGGACCATGAAACGACACTTACTTACCTTGGCATCCAGCAAAAAGCGATTCGGGATGCTTTTATGAACGAAATAGGGAGGGTGAACGGATGAGAACACCCTACACAGTTGGATATCATAAATACGAATGGAGCCTGGGCGACGAGCTCGTCGCACTCCACACGCTACACCTTGCTATCACTGGAACTCCGCAATGGGGATTTTCCGACGTGGATTTCTTCCGCCACATGTGGGAGTAGACCAATGGCCACAATAGACGAGCGCTTCGCGCCACTTGAGTATTATCGCTGCTGGGGGCTGCTGTTCGCCCATCAGGATTGGGCGGGATTTGCCTGGGCGTGGGCAGTGTAGAGCGATTCGGTGAAAACAAGCGATAAAGGCCCTTTCAGGGGCCTTTTTTGCGTCCTATCGGTTGTAATGGCCCATAATCGGGTACTCCGCCCGGCGCCCACAGGCTTCTCTCAGCACCTCATAAAAGGCGGTGAAACCCGCTTTTCGGCTGTGCGGCGAGAAAGTGGACAAAAAGTGGCTGTTTTGACCCGTTTCGGGCCAAAAGTGACGAAAACTTACAGGCGGGTTTATACGGGTTTAAGCCGATTAACATTGAAAATGTAATAAAATTAACAAATTATCTGGATGGTGCCATCGTATACGCGAGCCCACGCTATTAGGGGATTCGACTTCCAGACCCCGACCCCTTATCGCCCTTCCTTTCTATAGAACTCGACAACTTCTCTGGTAAGTTGGCAAGTGCTTACGCTTGCAAGTGCTTGACATCATTAGATATGCTGCGAATCGGCGCGCTGGGCGCTGCCGGATTGCCCGGTTTTCGGCCTGGTTTCGTCTATTAGAATAGACGACTTGGGCCTGGTCTAAATGATAATGATTATCCGTTAGGATCTATTCTCATCTAATTGAGCTTGGAGCGGCGAAGCCACGTCGAAAGTTGTTAAGACAACTTAAGCCGGACTTACACACAAGCCCGATCGATTAAGCTACACTTAACCACGCTTTGCAATCTGCAAATGCAGTATGCAAAACGCCATGTTGTTTTTAGGTCACACCGCTTGAAATCATTGGGGATATTGTTGGCATGCGACTTGCTCTAATACATTTTCAAACGCAACCCACTTCGAAAGGAAATCGAATCATGGCAACAAAACAAAGTGGAAATGAAGTGAGATTAGCACAAAACAAGCTGCGCGCACACAGAATCCGCGAAGCAATAAACACCGTGTACGATGAGTACTCTACCCATGGCAGTATGATTGACGCCCTGACGGATATGCGCCATCTATGCGCCATGTTCGGCTTCAACTTCGCCGATCTAAACCGCATTGCCGAAGCGCATTATAACGAAGAGATTGACGGCAGCGAATAAGCCCGCACCAAAACCCGGCGCGCCATCGCCCGTAAACCTTAATCTGGAAAGGAATAGAGAAGATGACAACTGCCTTTTACTTTTACAACTTGTCCCTATCAAGTGGTAGCGATCATTCAAACAATACCTATTACATTATAGGCAAGCTCTTCGCCATGGCTGAAAAACGTGTAGGCATTGACGGGTTAATGCTCACCCATCACCGATTTTTCAACATGCTTTAACCACAAGTCCGGCGCGCCAACCTAACCTTTGGCGCCCCCGGCGAGTAGTTAAACCCCAGAACAAGATGAAAGGATACCGAGCAATGGAAATTAAAACAGACAATAAGTGGAAGCAATTAAGGTATTGCTACGAAGTGCCGAAAAAGGTTATGGTCAAGCAATTTTACCATTTGGGCAATGATAACCTTGATGGTTTTATCCTTTACCTCAAGCGATGGTATCACACAAGCGACTTTATGCGAATTGAGCGCCATAAAGACGACGATTTTTCAACCTGGCATGGCTACGCATCGGACTCTTTTTTCTCTGGGGTAGTTATTCGCTTGTCCAATGACGGCGAAGCATACCAAATTGGCACCTACTTTTCATAGGAGACTAAGCCAAATGAAACGCAGCAAAGCAAATAATCAATACCCAATGGCAAGCCGATTGTTCAAGATGCCGATCAATCGAGCAAAAAACCACGTTTGGATACTTCGCCGATACTACTTTACGGAAGCAAAGCTGGCAGCCGAACGCGGCCGCCCGTATTGCAAGCATAACGCGAGTATGCCCACTTATGTTCACGAATAAGGAAAGGACACCAGACAATGAACGAAAATGAAAAAAGAATATGGCAGCTCGTTAATAAAAAGGATAAAAGCGGACTAACGCCCGCCGAACAAAACGAGCTGCAAGCATTACAAGAAAAGTGGTATGAAACACACGACCAAGGCTACCGCCGGCAAACATTGTCGTGCTTCTTTTAGTTCACGAATAGAGAAAGGAACCAGCACCAAATGAAACGCCTGCTTATCGCCCCAACCATTATCCTCATGCTCGCAAGCCCAGTGCGCGCGGCCGATCCGCCGCACAACCTAAAAGTAAGCACAAGCCCCCCTGCCGTAGTTTACGTGACCGAACCGGATTACCTCATCATTAAAAAGGACGCGGACAAGGGGATAGCATACGTTCGACTGGCGGCCGAACTATGCGAACCAACGGACACGGCCGTTGAAGGTGCTACGCAAGCGCTTTACGACGCACTTGTAAGCTTGCCCGAAGTGTACGAATACGTAGAGGTACTAAATAAAGACTGTCAAACGTCAGGCCGTTTCGGCCTTGACCAACTGGAAGACATTTTAACGGAAATGGAAAGGAATTAAGACCATGAAAAAAACCTTGGTTTATGCCTATCGAGAAAACAAGAAAGTCGTGGCTTATCGCCAGTCAAATCAGACCTTGCTTGTTCCAAATGGCAAGCTCTGTGATTCTGACCAAACCATGATCGAGGATAAGCATGGGCACCGATATGCGCGCCGACTTGACCTTGAACAATTCGCACCGGGTAAAATGGTTTTTCACATCATTTGATCGAAAGGAGATAAGACCATGATTACAATCGAACAAGCCAAAGCATTGAAGTACGGTCAAACGGTCTACCACGTAACGCTCAAGAATTCATGCGGCGATCCCATGCGCTTTCGCGTTTCTGGAGCTGTTAAGACTTGGAAACGTGAACCGGAGCGCGTTAAGGTGCCCATGAAGTATGGCCTTTATGAAACCGGGTATCTTTCGACCCAGAACGAGGGCGGCCGCAATTTCAATTTGAGCTTGAGCGAAGTGCGATTGACCGAGCACGTTTAACATCTTAACAAGGCGCGCCGGGCTTTTCTCCGGCGCTCCGTATAGGATGTTAAACAAAACAATAAGACAAGGAGGAACCGAAGATGGAAACCCTAAAAGAAGCACTCGCTTTGCTCGCTATCTTCGCATGCTTTGCTGCCCTGCTTTTCGCAGGCTACGCTTTTAACCTATAAAACGAGGAGTAACCAAAGATGAAAAGCAAAAGCCTAAGACAATTCATCAAAGAGAATAAAGAAGAACTGGACGCGGCCATACGCCGCGTATGCGATAACTGCCGATTAAGCGACACCGAACGCCGCTTGTGGGTATTGAACGATGAGGGGCTTTACCGCTGGGCACGCTCTGAAGGCGTAAACATTTAAAACGAGGGGAAACTACGATGACACAATACGACGAAAACATGGACTTTGAGCAAGCTGCCGAAGAAATCCAAAAGCTCTATGACTCTTTCGGCCTGACCTGCAACGTGTCGCCACCGGCCGGAAAAACCATGAACATCGGCACGCACAAAGACGATTGGCCCCACGTTGAATTTACCTTGACCTATGAAAAAGGCGGCCAAAAGTTCAGCATGCCTTACTCCATGGGCGTAGGTCTTTTCAAGCTGCCAGCGCGCACGCCTTTCTGGATGAATGAGGACCAGCAGAACATGCTCTACAACATCCAGCAAAACCCGCGCGGCCAATGGAAAAACAAAAAGCTCTGGGCCGAAACGATTGCCGAAGTTGCGCGCCAAACCAAGCAAGGACCAAAGCCCGCTGAAGTGCTGGCGGCCTATTGCGCCGATGGATTGGAGGCCCAAGAAAGCGCTTTCGAGGACTGGGCCGGCAACTTCGGCTATGATGCTGATAGCCGTAAAGCCGAAAAAATCTACAACCAATGCCGCGAACAATACTTTAATGTTATCCGCCTCATCGGGCAAGAAAACGTCGAACGCATGGCCGAACTTTCGCGCATGCTTTAAGAAAGGAACCCACGACAATGACCAAAAAACAGCAAGCCGAACAAAAACGAGCCCAAGCCCAGGAAAACCTGCGCGCCATCCTGCCCCCTGGATCGGCCGTCTACGCCAAAGTGGAACACGTAAGCCGATCGGGGATGATGAGGGTAATAAGACTTTACATTAAGTCCGAAAACGGTATTGATGAAATCACGCACCAAGCGGCCATCGCGGCCGATCATACCTGGAACCAAAAACATTGGGGAATTCAAATGGGCGGCTGCGGCATGGATATGTGTTTTGCAGCCGTCTACGAGCTGTCCCACTCGCTCTATCCCAAAGGCTACGAGTGCGCCGGAAAAGACCGCTGCCGAAGCAATGACCACAACAACGGGGATAGAAACTACGGCCCGCACTGGCACCAGTCGGGCGGCTACGCGCTGGTTTACAGGAGCCTTTAACTTTCACCGAACAAAACAAGGGGGAAACTACGATGGCAACTGAGTTTTTTGTCAACATGGTTAAGCCGCCGCTCGGCAGTACGCCGCACGCGGACCTACAAAAAACAAATGGGATCTTTTACCTGGCAGAAGCCGACGCACCCTTGCCGAAGTCTTACCAACGCACCGTGCGCCTAATCGCTTTAACAGGCGAAGAGTACGACCGAGACTCAACCAACAGCGTTGTGCTTGACGAAATCCAAAAAATCATGTCCGGCCGCTCCTGGACCACCAACGACATGGACCGAATTGCCGAACTTATAAGGCTCACCGGCCGCGAAATCGAAGACGCTGAATAACTTTCACCGAACAAACGAGGGGGAAACTACGATGAAAACCAAACTCATGAAAGCCGCGCAGCAGGTTATCAACTCCTGGGAAAAAGGAAATTTAGCCGGAGCTGTGAACCGCATGCGCGCCGTTCTGGAGAAAATGGAGCCCGCAACAAAAGTACAAAAACAAAACGCCCGCGCGTTGTATGGGAGCGACAACATCGAAATCGATGAAGACGCTTTGGCCTCAGACCCCAAAGACGGCAGCGGCTACTGGGTATCCGCTTGGGTATGGGTGAGTGAAGACTAAACCAACAAAGGAGCCCCAACCAAATGAAAACCAACATCGAACATCTTAACATGCGCTGCCTGCTTTGTGGCGCGCCGGCGACTCACCGCCACCAACTACGCGATCCCCCTCTGGAAATCAACGCACCACTTTGCCGCGAATGCGGGGCCAGAACCTACGACACACTTATTGACGCAATCATAGGGGGAAATCAAAATGGTTCACTGTCTGCCGCTCAACGCAACCTTTCTACACCAAAGTTCCTGCGACGCGAATCAGACTGTAGCGGAGCGAACCGCTGACCTGATCCTCACCTGGCCGCATAGCCGCCGCCTGCGGACGGCTGCTCCCGCGCCATCGGAGGCTGCCTTGACGCGCCTTATCGCCTGCGGGAGCTGCCCGGCCTGCGCCGCCGCCAAGCGCGAGCGCCTGGCCGCCGCCGAAAAAGAGTTGTTTGTCCTATGCAAACGCGCCTTAACCATTGCCGAAAACTCACCAGAAAGGAGTTTCCGATCATGATTCGAAAAGACTTGAGAACCGCCATTGAAATGAACCGCCTCGAAACCTTCACCGCTCACTCACTGGCTGGCCTGCTGGCCGCGTCCAACGAGGAGCAAGCCAAACGGCACCGCGCAAACGCCTCGACCCTGCTCTACGAACTGGCCCAGCGCGGGGAGATTGTGTGCGTGGGCCGGGAGGGCTTGCACAAGGTTTACCGAAAAGCAAAAATCGTGGCTCCGCTGCTGTCACCGAAAGCCAAGCCAGAACCTACGACAAAAAAGCCCTTGAACATCCGAGAAAGGTGGCAGCAGGAAAAACCTGAACCCGATCCAATATCAAAGCGCATGCGCCATCTCACCGAAGCCGAGCCAGAGCCTACGACAGACCCCGGCAGCCCGTCGCCGGGGGCTCTCACCGATGTCCAAATAGGCCATGCCATGATCAACCTCGTGGCGCAGCTCGAACGCACCATCGTCGGCCTGAACTCCCGCGTCACCGCCCTTGCCAAGGAAAAGCAGCTCCTTCAAGCTGAGCACCACCGCCAGCTTGACCTCAAGGAGCAGGCCCTGCGCGCCGCCCAGGACAAGATCAAGCAACTTGGGCACAAGCTCCAGCAGGCGACGCTCATCCGCCGGCCTTCGAATGGGGGCGCGCCGCTCACGATGGCGATTGGAAAACTGCTTGACAGCGCCGGGGCTGGCTTGTAGACTCAACTTGAAGCCTTTCACGTCTCTTCTCTGCATGGCCTCTCCCGAGGCGCCCCGAGCCCGACGACAGATCCCCCTCTGCGTCGGGCTCATCTTTAGACCCTGGCAGCTTTTCGCCGGGGGCTCCAGAACGCACGGAGAGCCTCAAGGAGCGACGAACCTACGACAACCCATACCCGCCTATCCACCCACAGGCGATCACAAGCCCTCGAACGGATCGACCTCGTCCGCCGTAGGCGGCGAGGATGCTTCTGTCTCCACCGAAAAGTCGGCGAGCGTGTACTCACGAACGCGGGGCTGCCAGATTTCAGCCTTACCGCCGCGCTTGACCTTGACCTTCCTCCACCCCCACAGCTCCAACACCGCGCCGGGGGTTTCTAACCAGTTGACGCACTCTTGGGCGCGCTCGACCGTCAGCTTCTTGTGGTGCCCCGCAAAGTCCTGCCCGGTCGATTGGACACCGACGACTCCGCGCACTGGGTCAAGCGCGATGATGTCGATGATCCCAAAAAGATCGTGGCGCGTTTTCGTGATGTGATTCCACTTTTCAACGATGGCGCAGATGCGCCCCATCTTTTTCAGCTCTCTTAATGTACGCTCAGTTGGGCTCACGCTTTAACCTCCTTAAAGTTTAAGTTCAGTTGAGTTTAAGTTTCGTCGGCCCATACGACCTACGCGGGAGGGAGAGAGCGTTTACGCTCGTCTCTCCCTCTCCCGTAGGGAGCCGTTACCGCCGTATCGCCTGTAGCGTATCCATATCCTTGGTTTTATTACATATTCTATTCGATACGGCGGTCGCCGCGATACGCTCTCACCGCCGTATCGACCTATCGCCGCGAAATCATTACAAATGAGGCTGTTTTCGGTCATGTAGCGTATTCCGCCGTAAAGTGCTTAACTCGTGTCTGAGCCCTTTAACGCCCCGCAAGTTTAGCCCACTTAAGGTCTAAGCCCTTTAACGCCCCGCAAGTTTAGCCCACTTAAAGGCTTAACTCACTTCTACTCGCGGCAACTCTTCGCAGATTATCGCCAAAACATCTCTACCTTTACGCCCGGGAAGTTGAGTTGGTCTTAAAACCACTTCCCCAGCGTAGACCGGCTCGGCAAACAACTTCTCTAAACGGTCGCTGAGACTTTTTCGCTTCAGTTTTGTGAGCCCATTTTTCTCGATTGTGACGGCGATGTCATAAATGCTCCGCGCTTCCCCCGGCGTCAACGCGTCCACAACCATGTCCCTAATCAGCTCGTCGGGGTCCACCGCCGCCACTATCTGCAAATCTGCTCTCCGCAGTGCAGGCGAAGTCTCGTCACAGCCGGGGATGACTTGGACCGACACTTTTTCGTACCACCGCGTCGTCGCATCGAGCAGGGCGTAATTGCATTTTGCTGCGTCAATCCGGATGTACCGCACTGACTGATTGGGAGTCATCCCATACCCGCCGGCCTCTTTGCGGTCCATGGGGTAAACGGTGCGTGCGGATCGAACGGCGTCGCCGGTGGAAGACGCGCCGCGGGCCTTGCTCAGATTCCCGTATTCAGGTTTGCCCCCCTTGGCTATATGGTGGACAACCGAAATCGCGCACTTGGTTTCACGAGCGATGCCCCGCAGGATCTTGCAGACAAAGTTCATGCTCTCGTTGCCGTTTTCTTTCAGCTCATGGGTTTCGAGCAGCGGGTCGAGCACAAACAAAGTGATGTTGTTCTCCAGGATGGTGCGTTTGGTAAATTCCACCGTTTCTTTGCACACGCTGTTGTTGCCGTTGGCATCAGGGACAGCAAAAGTCATTTTGAGCCGATCACCACTTGACCAGATAACGCCATCGTCACCGACGCCGTGGTGGATCTTGGCGGCGAGCACGCGCTTTTCGATGGTATTGTAAGAGTCTTCAGTGCTGTGCAGCCACACGTTGCCGGGGCGCTCCACCTTATCCCATGTGAGCTGTTCGCCAGATGCCACCGCCAGTGCTTCGTTGATGGTGAGCACCGATTTTCCCACACCGCCGGTTGCCACGGTGAGGGTTAAGTCGCCACGCAGATAAGTGCGGCCGAGCACCCATTCGTCCGGTTTAACATGGCACACCTGCGCATTGCGGCCGAACACTGGCTCACCTTCGACGGTGAGTGACAGCACCGGAGGGGGCGGGGGCGGCGGTGGTTCGGGCGGGAAAAGAGTGGACACGGATTCACAGCCCGCTGGCCTTGAGCTGTATTTGTAGGCGTTGCTGGCTTTGGTTTCAATTTCTTCTGGCGTCCACGGGGGATAGGCTTTTTCACTGTTCCAATGGTCGAGCAAAAGTTCGACCATCTTTTCACGGCTGATGCCAAGGTTTTTCAACTTTGCCGCGATTTTGAAAAGCGTGTGATCGCCGCCGTCACCTTGGACGGACTCGGGCGCTTCGTCTTCGAGGTAGCGTATAACGCGCTCAACGTCTCCGGGTTGGTCCAGCTCGCACAGAGGCTGATCCCATTCAGGATCTTTTTCCACAACTTTACCTGCAAAGTCTGCTACCCACTGTGGGCGGGCCACCACCGGCTGGTCTGCGACTATGCGGTACTCACCCTTCCCCTCAACGGTTGTGCCTGGAACCGGCACCATCACTGGTGTGTCGATCCCGGCGCCCAGCTTTTTGTCCTTCACGCCGACGCCGTTTTTCACCGCCCCTATATAATATAGATGCGACCCATTGGACGGTGTTGCGACCTCAAAGGTGGGTGGCAGCACCCGGCCGGACAGTTCATGGTCGAGCAGCGCGTCGTCGCCGTTTTTCCCGTGCTTGCGGTCGATATCGACGACGCAAAGATTGCTACCGCCGCTCGGGCGCAGATCCACACAAAAATAGCATGTGGGCCATTGGGCCACCCAGGCGTTGATCTGCTCAACGCTGTTGCTTGAGTCCGTGCTCCACAGCACAAGTCCTGTGTGGTGTTTGTTTTCCTTATGCCAGTAGGCAGGAAAGAGGTGTGCCTGTGGGCACCGCTGCAAAAACGACAGCGCAGCTTCGTAATTGGTGGGCATTTGCGCTGCCTCCTTTATTGGTTTTGTTCGGTGTCGCGTCTTACCAGCATGCGGATGTAGGCAGAAACAGACATCGCGCGGCCATCGGAAAAGAAGTTCTGCGCGGCGCGGTCCTTTACAGCTTGGCGTTCCTCGTCTGTCACCCAGACGACGATCTGTTTTTTGTCTCTCTTCAACGGGGGTCTCCTCTCAAAATGGTAGGTTGGTGTCCACAGACACCGCAGGTAGATGTACGGTACTGTACCCACCCCGACTAATAATGTAAAACACGTCCAATGGGGGAGAGCGTGTATTTTCTTCTTGACAGCTTCGTGTCGGGACCGGATAACAGGATTAAACCAACAACCACAATTCGGGGGAAAACCATGAAGCTCTTTAAACTGACTGATGAGCGGGGCTGTACAAAAAACAACACCCAGTGGGGTGAGGGCGTGAAGCATTCGGTAGCGGAGGAGGACCGGGGGGCGGAGTTGTGCTCCCGAGGCGTGCTACACGCTTACACCAACGCAACGCTTGGGCTGCTGCTGAATCCTATCCACGCAAATCTGCCGCGTGGCTCTCTTCAACTGTGCTCTCTTCAACTGTGGGAAGCCGAAGGCGCGGTGGTGGTGTCCGACTGGGGAAAGGTTGGGTGCTTCGAGCTGACTACTACGCGCCGGCTGGATTTACCGGAGTGGTACAGAAATGAGAAGTTTTTTTTAAAAGTGGTGGGGAGCTTTGCGCGGTTGTGTGCCGCCGCCGCCGCCGACGCCG